GGCAGACTTGATGAGGTCGTTCTTGATGCCCATTAGATGCGACTAGCCCCCCTGCGCATTTCGTTGGCTATCTGGTCCAGTTCCTTGTTGAGTGCCTCATCGCCAAATCGACGTGCCAGCCAGCGGAACGTGAAGTCAACCACGCTGCTGCACCACGGTATGTCCTCGTTGTTGGTGGGGCCGTTGGGCTCGAACTTCATGTGCGCGAACTTGCGCGCCAGCATTGGCAACTCAGCACCGTACTGAATAGCGATGCTAGTCATGCACGCGAATGCCTGCGACCAACCCTCCAGCGTGCTGCCCTCCTTGCCGAAGCCATGGAAGAATATCTCCCCTAGCTCGCCGGTCTCGAAAGCGTTGGCCGTGATGTACCACTCGGCATCGCCCACGTGCACCTTGATGGTCGGGCCGGTGCGATCACGCGGCAGCTTGCGGCGGTTGTCACCGACCTGACCCTCCATCGTGTCCTCAGCGTGGTTGCTCATGCTGGCCGTTTCCGGTTGGCTTGGCTGCTGGCGTCGACTAGCCGCGCCGTGAATGCGCCGTAGTTGACGAGGTCTATCGCGTCGTCCATGGCGTTGTCGTAGATCTGCTGCTCATGCTCTCCCTCGGCAGCTATCTCCGGGTCGTCAACGAACGGACCCCGCATGTTGGCTTCGTGCTGGCCCATGCGCTTGGCCTTATGCGCAGCCATGCCAGCTATCTCACCGATAGTGTCTTGCTGCCATAGCCCTTTGTACTGCGCTTCCCGCTCAGCGTTCTTGCGCACCGCCCGGCAGAACACGACCATCTGTTCGCGGTAGGTGTCATCGGTTGGCACCCCCAGCACGTCGAGCAGCGTATCGATCGCGATCTCAATATTGCTGCCCTTCTCAATTACTTCCATGGACTTGCCTCCAGTCGTTGATGGCCTGCTCTATCATTGCGCCCGCAGCGATCAAGTCTTCAGCTGTGCGCTGGCGCGGCACGCCACGGTTGTACAGGTTACGACGCAGGATCGGCACGTGGCCGCCGAACTCATGCTTGGCTGCGTCGTACTGCTCCGGCAAGTCATCTAGCACCGCCACGACGCGCTCGCGGTCTACGTGTTCGGCCAGCACCGCATACTTGTCCTCGTCATACAGCATGCCGTCGAACTTGATGCCGTGACGCTCCAGCCAAAAGCGTGTGTCCGGATCTACGTTGTCCAAGCGCAGATATGGACGCGTGGTGGTGAGCCATAGCTCCGCGCCCAGTTCCTCGCGAGTGTGGTGTACGAATGGCATTGCGTGCTCGTCAACGGGCATGCTGCGCTTGTTGCCGCCCTGTCGGTAGGCCAGCTTGATCGCACGAAACGTGGCGTAGTCCGTCTCGAAGATACGGCAGAACCAATCCCGGAAATGTTCGGTGCCATCGTAAGTCGTGAACATATGTGCCCGCGAGCCGCGCCCTAGATATGAGCAGGCGAAGTTGATCAGGTGCCCGTGGTAATCGCCCAGCGTACCGTCGATGTCTATGGCGACGATGGGCTTGACCACCTTGCTACAACTGCTGCAACGCATCGAATGCCTCCTGGAACGCATGGTGGACTAGGACACCCTTCTGCCACTTGCCGAACCTGCCTACGAACACTACTTTGGGGTGGCAGTCGCAGTTGGTGCCGAGCGGCTTCACGCCAGCCTGCATGTCGGCGGGCACGTGCAGCTTGTGGTGCTCACCGAACTCGGTGCTACCGTACCCGAACAACCGGCTGGTGCGGTAGTAGGGCACGTCCACCTCACCGTTGTACTCGATGAAGTTGCCCGTCGTGCGGAACGCTGCGCGGTTGGAGAACAACACACGCTGACTGCGGAAGTCGTGCTTGCGCTGGCATATGGTCATGCGCGGGATCGTGCTGATCACCAAGTCATACTCACTTTCCAGCGTGCGGATGTCACTGGGGAACAACCGACAGTCAGTCACTAGCTCTTCGTACAGCGACCACAGCGTGTCGTACACACCGTGCATCGGCCACGCCGGTAGCTCGCCCGACGGGAACAAGTCCCACGAGCACTCGGCGTCGCGGCTACCGTACACCTTGAATGCGTAGCCTGCCTTGTCGCCCACCTTGCGAAAGTCCACCGGCTGCGCAGCGCCAAGGTCTAGTCCATGGATGCTGTCGTGTATGAACTGCGCACCGTTGATCACGCTCGGTTTCTTGATGGCGAACACCTTGGGGTTGATGTGCATTAGCTGGGCGGCGTGCGTGGCCAGCAACCCCGCTGGCCCGCACCCCAGGATGGCAACCTTGCCCGTCATACCTCAACTTCCTCGATGTCGCGCATCTTGATCAACTCGAATGAGCGCCTGCGGTTGTCGCCCATGCCCTCACGTACATCACCATCGCGAGTTACTACATCGCCAGACACCATCCAGGCAGCGCCATCGCGCCCAGTCATAGTGGCTGTGTACTGTTCCAGGCCACCCCTTTCCGGACTAATCACATACTCGTGATCGTTGCCACGCCAGTTGGTGTACTTGAACTTGAGCCCCATCATGCTAGTGCCTCGGTAGGGTCCGGCGCAAGGCGATGATGCGCAGGCGGTCACGCCCACGAGCCTTCGGCCTGAACCGGAAGTTGAGGTGGTGGAACTCGACGCCCGCGCGGTACGGCTGGAACAACTCCCAACCATGCCGCCTGGCAGCGCGCTCCATGTTCGCGACGTCGCTGTCGTTGACGTCGATACCCTGCTGCCACCATTCAAGGTGGCGACCAAGCGGCCCTGGGTACGCTACCGCATCGCTGCGTAGCTCATGCGTAGACCGCCCAGGTGGATTGGCCGTGCCGGGCGGTAGCTCGCGGTAGAGCTCGGCTTGCGTGTGCTTGCCATAGTGATGCAGGATGGCCGCTGCGTCCTCGCCCCGGTACAGCGAGTTGACCTCAGCGCCAACCTCTTTCACCAGTAGCGCGAAGTACGGCGCTATCATCGGGTTACAAGGGCAACCCTGAATGACTAGGAAGTTGCTCATGCCGCAACCTCCAGACTGGCGTCACGTGCCGCACGCTGCTCGGACAGTATGCCAGCGATGTCCGGTGCGACCCAGCCCTCGGGCCGTAGCACCTTCCCGTCGCCACGCTTGCCGCCGCCCTCCTTGGCCATGTTGGCTGCCTGCACCTGCTCCCAGAACGGCTCCAGGTCGATGCCCATGGCGACCGCCGTGCCGACGGTCACATACATCAGATCGCAGATGCCGTCGATGACCTCTACCTCGTCGCGCCGCTTGAGCGCCTTGCAGAGCTCCTTGGCCTCCTCCTTGATCAGCCTGCGACGCAGCTTGCGCATGCGCAGTTTGATCTTGCCACCGGCAGGGTGGTCGAACTTCATGTGGAACGCTTCTACGTCCCGCTGTACGCTCAGCATTAGCTGGGCCTCCCATCTGAGAAGCGCTGCGCCACGGCGCCAACGGCGAACATGTGCAGCATCATGGTCATGATTGCCGGCTCGTCCCGAGGGTCGATGTCCGGTAGGTAGTGCTTGAACAACGTGTCCTTGTGATGCTGCATGAATCGTTGCATTGCCTCTGTGTCGACGCCAGCCCGTCGCATCACGCGCTCGTGCGCCTGCTCACCTGGCACATGCAGGTAGGTACGCCTTAGCGCCTCCTCAGCCTGCGTCAGATTCTCAGCTGTTATCGTCTGTCGGGGCAATTGTGATCTCGACTAGCTCGGGGATTTCCGGAGGGATGACCACGCTGCACTTAGCATTCGTGCCGTCAATCTCCCACTCCGCCTGCGTCATAGCCATCATCAGCTGTTGCCAAGATAGCTTTGGATACTTCTCAGCCATGATCTTCATGGCCTCGCGTGTGAGTGCGCTGTCTGGCGTTACGCTCATTGGACTTCCCTCAGTAGCGTATGCAGCGCCGGGAGGATCCTCACGTCGCCGCGTTCCTTGCGGACCATCCTGCTGGCCCACAACTGGTTGATCACCGCGTTGGCTTCCTCGCGGCTGATGTTCAAGATCTCCTCAAGGTCCTGCCGCCGGAATGTGCCCGCGTTGCGCAGGAACTTAGCCAGACCGCTCTGCGTGCGCAGATAACCCTTGACCTCGTCATATTGCGCCTGTGCATCGGCGGCGTCCTGCAACGCTTCACGGCTGCGCTCTGCATAGCCGAAGCTCGGCATGTTGTACAGCCGATCCAAGAACGCCACAGCGTCCTCAACATGTTCCTTCTTCACCACGATGCACTCGTGCTTGGCGTCTGTGCTGAACAGGCGCGCGGCCAGAGCTACCGCCAATCGCGCTACCTTGATGCGAACGTTGGCAACCTGCACCAGCGGTGGGTCCTCCACGTAACGCTCGCCCAAACCCTTGGCTGCGTCGTACACGGCTTGTTCCGCGCCGCGCGCCCACTTGACGTGCTCAGGCTTGCGCGACCACACCCATCGCACCAATGCGCTACATGCCTCGGCCGTGTAGGTCAGCCGACCGCCTGCCTGCGCGTGGCTGCGATTGATCTCGTCGGAAGATACCTCACCCACGCGCACGCACATGGCTAGATCAAAGCGCGCTATATCCTCAGGATTTCCAATGAGCGGCGGTATAGCCTGTACACCGTAAGTGTAATCTCCCATCCTGGCGTTCCGAGGGTTTCCAAGCCAGACCAGACGCGTGCGCGCATAGGTACGCTCTTGTTGTATCTTGGTGATTTCCGCTGTGCCGCTACTGCGCACCGACGACATAGCCGCGATGCCCTCCGTGGTGAGACCACTGATCTCGTCCAATACTACGAGTCTTCGATCGTTGAGTGGGACTGCTCCCCATGTGATCGCCCACTCTCCCCGTGAACCAAACTGCTGGGCACCACCAACAATACCCGCGAAGGATGCGGACTCGCACGATACAACCTCTCCTGCACGATAGTGTTTCGCAAGCCGCGTTGCCGCCTCGCTCTTACCAGTGCGAGTATCCCCAACCACCAGAAGCTCCAGCCAGCCGCGACCAATAGCGTTGCCATCGAACGCGAAGCCAAGAGCGCTGTGCCAAACAAGATCGAGGGCAGCATGAAGCTCAGGACGACCATAGATCTTAGTGACATGCGTGGCCAACTCACGGCTGATCCTCCCTAGCTTCTTCAGCGGTCGTTCGTCTGCTCGCGGTTGAAAGCGCGTCAGCATCTTGGCAACCGCTGGCGTCATTTCGAACTTGTCGATGGATGTCTGTAGCTGCGCTAGCTCCCACGCCTGGAACTCGTTGAGTTGCCGCCGTGGCTCAGGGTACAGCGAGCCGGTCAACTGTACCGTGGTGTTGGGCGCGGTGTTGTGGCGGCCAACCGACGTAATCTTGATAGACTTGTAGTCCTCGCTCCTGCCGTTGGCGTGGTCCACGCTCGGCCGTGCGAATAGGATCTCTACCGCCTGGTGCTCCAGTGGCTCGACCATCAGCTTGTTGCACTTGGGCGTGCCATATGCGGCACGTAGGATATCAGACACTTGGCCACGCGTGCTGTCCATCAGTTCTAGCACCACGGGATCATTGGGCTGCACGATCAACAGGTCCTCGCCCTGAGCCGGGTACAGCGGGCACACGTTGCAACGCTCCCCTGCATCACGTGTACACGTCAGCGATGCCTCGCGCACCACGCTGTACCCCGGCTCCCTCTTGCCCCGGATCGTCACGGTCAGGCGCAGCGGTACGCCTACGTTCTTGGCGTCGAAGCTGTCGATTACCTGCGCATCACCGGGCGCAACTTCCTTCACCTCACCCACATGGAGCTCGGTGCTCTGCTCGCTAAGCAGTTTCTCCCAATCCTCGCGATCATGTTCCAGCCAGAAGTCTGTCAGGTCCTTGCCGTGCTTCGGCAGCACCTTGTAGGGCAGCTTGATGACGCGAACCTCCTTGGCTGCGCGGTCCAGCGCTCGTGACACCTTGCGGTTGGCGGTCTGCCCTGCACTGTCCATGTCGTGGCAAATCAGCACAACCTTCTCGTTGAACCACTCACCCCACTCCTTCTTCCAGGTGGTGGCGCTGCCGGTGCGCGTGATAGCGGGCACACCATTCTGGATACATATCAACGCATCTAGCTCGCCCTCGCAGATCACCACGCTCTGCGGGTTGCTGGCGAATACACTCATGGGGTACAGCGTGGGCGTGCCCATACCGCTGACGCTCCACATCTTCCTGCGCCCTGGTGCAGCGTTGAGCGTGTACCGCCGCACGTTCAGCAGCTTGCCGTCGCTGTCGCGCACCGGGATGCTGTAGCAGTTGCGTCCACTGTCCCAGCCAAGTTCGTATGTGCGGATCGTATCCTCTGTCAGCCCGCGCGCCAACATCAGACCCTCCATGGCATCTTCGTTGGACCACAGGGCACTGACCCACCCGGCCACATTGGCATCTGTAGGAGGCTTCTCCTTCGCAGCACTGCCCTTGCGTTTGCTGCCGCCGTTACTGCGCGCTGCGCGGGCGGCAGCGGTAGGTTCAATCCACTCATCACGCCTGGCGATGAGGTCCTCAACCCTGCCGCCGCCACAGCCCGCCTGGCAGTACCACACGCCAGCATCCAGGTTGATGCCACTGCTGCGCTCTTCGTCTTCGTGCAAGGGACAGAACATGTCCCACTCAAGATGCTCATCTTCACCGCGTGTAGTAGGTTGCTCGCCAACTAGGTATGGTTGTAGTAGCTCTAGGTGCCTCTTCTTGACTGCGCGCATCGGTGCTACGCCACACGCTGAGCGCGTTCCTTGAACTGGAACATTGCCGTGCGGACGCGTACCACCTGCCGCATGAGGTTGCCAGGCTCGACGCGGCAGTCACCGCGCTCGTACTTGGCTAGCTCACGCGACAGCGCCCCGGACGCCGGAAGGACCCAGACGACCAAGTCGCCACTGAGCTCCATCTTGGCATTGTTGATGCCCACAGTGGCGAGGTAAGCCACCAAGGTCATATCCGACGTCCGGTGTGCGCTGTCTCCGCTCATCTAGAACGGATCTCCGTCATCGCTCGACTCGTCATCCTTCTCGAGCCGCGCCACGAGGATCTTCTTGCTGCCCTTCACCGACAAGCCGCGCTCCTTGCAGGTTGCCTTGAGCGCATCCAGGTCGAGGTCGTTGTAGTCGACGTCCTCCTCGTCGTCCTCATCATCCTCGCCCTCGTCCTCGTCCTCATCGCCACCCATGGCCTCGGCGATCGCCTTACGGACGTCGTCGTCGGACATGCTCTTAGTGACTTTGATGCCGAGCTCCTCATCCTTGATGAGCTTCTTGAGCTCGGCGCGGTCGAGCTCGTCGAGGTCTACCTCATCCTCGTCGTCCTCGTCCTCGTCGCCCTCATCCTCATCCTCGGACTCCTCGTCCTCGTCGAGGTCCTCGTCCTCAGCCTCGTCCTCGCCGAGCGCGAACACGCCGCCGACGCGAGACTGGATCTGGCCCTCCCACTGCGTGCCCGCCTGCCCGGTCTGGTGTGCAACGCGCACGTTGCAGTCCTCGCCGACGAGCTTCTCCGGATCGAACGTACCCGCCTCCTTCTTGGCGGTCACGATCCCGAACGCTTCGAGGAACTGTCGCACACGTGACTGCGCGAACGGCTGTTCGCTCTCCAGGTTGAGATAATCGAAGAGCTTGCGCCCCTTGTGGTCGCCATCGGCAATCACGTAGACAACCTCGATACGCTGGTCCTTACCCTCCGGCTTGGCCACCAAGCACGTCTCCACGGTGCACTTGTACATGCCCTTTGGAATCGGCGTGCTGGTGTCTTGGGCTGGCGCTACACCCTTGACGTCGAACTTGATTCTTGCCACTGCGCTACTTCCTCCTTGCTACGCGGCGCTGTGGCCGCTTGGTGGTCCGGCCGCTGCTGCGCGGCTGGCTTGGTAGAGCGGCCATAATCTTCGCCATGGTCGGATCGACCATGCGGAAATTCGTGCCGATGTGTAGCTGGTCCTTCGCCTCATAGTCGTCCGTTTCTGCTAGGCGCAGTACGCGGCGAGGCTTGCCGTCGCCTTTGGGTTGGACGACCTCCATGTATGCGACAATGTTCATCATGCCGCATATCGTGAAGCTCATGTTCTTGCCCTGCACCCAGGGGCGCAGCTTGACGTTGCCCAGGTTGTCTGCGATTTCCGCAGGATGGGCCGTGACGCCAAAGTTGAATCCGGGGATGCCCACCATGTGGCGGCACCACTTCTTGATCCGGTTGAAGTTGGCTGCGTATTCGCCCTGGTCTATGGGACCGTTCTTACGGTGCGGCTTGGCAAGTTCAACCGCCGCCATGATGTCCTCCAGCCCATGATCCTGGAATAGCGAGATCGAGTCCAGCCAGATCCAGTCATACTCGGTGGGGTTGTGACGGGCGAACTCCTCAACTTCATCCATGTCCTCCCATTTCTCTACCACCCACTCATCCGCCTTGCTGCCTGCGCGCACCGCCGCGTCGGTGTGATCCGTAGGTGGCCGCACGATCAGCGTGCTAGCGTGTTCGCCGATCAGCGTCGTCTTGCCGCAGCCGTAGGGACCGAACAGCATCAGGTTAGCCTTGCCTGTCGGCGTGAGCTTGCGGATTGCGGGGTGCTTAGGCATGTGTCCTCCGGTTTAGGGTCCGAGAGCGCGCTTGCCCGAATCTCTGACCTGTGTGACGAGACGGACGGCAACCGCTCTTATCGCTAGTGCGCCGGAGGCGACGGACCTGATGCGCTCTGAGCAGAGCAGCCTGGTCATTGGCAAGGTCGAATCCCTCACCGCTGCTCTGCTCACAACGCATCAGTTCATCACCAACATTCCTACGGGTTCCGGCTCCTGGGTTGGGTCGACCATCAGGCTGCCGTCGGGCAGTTGCTTGGCCTCGACCATGGCCATCGTGATGTATGGGGCCATGCCGCCGCTGCGCATCACGCACATCGGGCAGCATCCGCAATGCAGTTCCATCTGCATCACGCCTACGGTCTGGTGTGGCTTGCCCCCCTGCTTCGAATCGTTCATGAGGTTGACCCCGCGTATATCTCGTGCTCCTCATACGGGTCCCATGGCAGCATGGTGGCGTCGCGCAGACTTTCCCAGTCGGTGCCGCTCTCATGCAGTTCGCACATGTCACGAAAGCCACACATACCGCATACCATCTTGCCAGGTGCCTTGTACTTGGCTAGCTTGCCGCGCCGCGCTAGCTGCATCTCGCGCATCTGCTCCAACACACGCTCGTGTACATGGTCACCTTCGGCGTCGTTCCGCCACACCGGGGCGCGATAGAACAGCGGCCCAGGCTGGTTCTTGCTGACCTCGCCCAACTGCGCCGCCCTATCAGGGCCGACAAGCTTGATCAGTTCGGCCACCGTCTTCTTCTTGAGTTCCTGCGCCGTGTAGCGTGGCTTGGGTTTGGCGCGCATTGAATAGCTAGCGGCAAACTCAATCAGCGCTTCCTTAGACGGCTGGTTGAGGTAGTAGCCTTCCTCATTCTGCGGACGGTCATCGGGCATTTTCTTGAGCAGGAAGTTGAACATGATGCCGTTCAACTCGCGGTCCTGCCTCAGCAGGCCGGAGTCATACAGCGCCTGCCGCCCATAACGCCAGTACGCTCCGGCCTGCTCGTCGAGGTTGAGGTAATCGACCTTGGTCGGGTCTTCCTTCGTAGTCTTGTGGTCAACCAACCCCACGAAGTCTGTCTCCCGATCCTTGATCACCAAGTCAATGATGCCGACATAGTAGAACCACAGCTTGCCGGTACGCGGATGATACACGGGCACCTGGAACGGCATCTCAGTGGCGAGCACCTGCCAGCGCTCATCCGCGCCATAGTGCTCAATGTAGCCGTTGAGCATCGCCTCGCCTAGTGTGGCGGCGTCGTTCCAGGTGCCGTCCTCATCGCGGAAGCCGATTGCTTCCTGTTCGCGCAACTCCGCCGTGTACAGCTTGGCGAAGGTCAGCGCAGGGTGCGTGCCGCGCTTGGTGCCCTTCTTGTAGTAGCGCTCCAAGCTGCGATGCACCAGGGTGCCAAAGCGCAGCGGTGGCGACGCTGTCGCAGGCTTGATGCACTGCACGTATGCCTTGTCCCACGCCCACCGGCAGCGGTTCCACTCAGTGCGCTCGCTTGTGCGCAACAGGGGTACGTCGAGGTCAGCAACAGCAACCACGGCTCAGCAGTTCTCCTGTAGATTGTAGATTTGGTCTCCACGGCTCCCCTTGCCGGTCGCTCCGCCGCCCTGCGGCTCCGGTGTGGGAGCGCAGGGCGGCGGTCAGCGGGTGGCTGCTGAGCCTCTCCAGCTGCAAGGCCGGAGGCTGCTCGGCTACCAACACTATTGGTGAGGTGCCCAGCAGCCGCACAAGTGTAGCGTACTTTGCCACGCTTGGCGTTCTAACTTTGTTTCTAACTTGCTCAGCCCTCCCGATCCCCCGCGCGCCCGAGCCGCCACAGCCACTACCCCTGCGCTGCAACTCCCGATCGCGCGAGTACGCGATCCCGTACCCGATCGAGGGTAGCGCGAACGAGCGTGACAACTGACGACTAAACAACCTACCGCCTCGGGCGCATAGGGGATCGGGCGCGCTAGCGCAGGCGCTCGCGTAGGCCACCAGGCCAGCACCCTTACTTCGTAAGGGTGCTGAGTGCAGCGGTTTCATCTTTGATCACCTTGGCCATCATCATGCGATGGACATCAAGTATCTGGTCGTTGGTCAGCTTCTTACCTGCGGTCACGCGGTTGATGTATTCCTCCAAACTATCCTCGCTGTACAGGTAGTACACCATCACCTGGTGAATCCTGCTAGCGCGGTGCACCCTGTCCTCAGCCTGCGTTTGGTCGTCCGGGTCCCAGGTCTCGTCCATGAATATGACCGTCGACGCGCGGTCCAGGTTGATAGATACGCCGCCTGCTCCGGTAGTCATCAACATCACGCGCGGTCCGTCGTCGCTCTGGAACTGTTCCTGTAGCCGGGTACGCTCGCCCTTCCTACCTACTGCGCCGGTGATCTTGGCGGTCTCTATACCCTGGCTATTGAGCCATTCCTCAAGCATGTCAATCACGCTTGAATACTGGGAAAACACCACAACTTGTTCGTCGCCTTCGGCGGAATCGTCGCCCGTGATGCCACGGTCACTTAGCAGTTCCAGCAGCTTCGGCAGCTTGCCGGACTCGGTCGTCGGCGTCAGCTTCAACTCGCCGTTGGCCATGCGCTTGATGGTCTGCTTGGCATCGCTGAACTGCTTGAGTCGCGTGTATTCCGCCAGCACCGACGTGATGCTCAGGTGCTCAGTCTCGATCTTGATCTCGGCATCGGCTGCGATGCTCTCGTACTGTTTGCGTTGCGCTGGCGTCATCTTACAGGCGATGCGCATCCGCTGCTTGGGCGGTAGCTGCGGCAGCACCTCAGCCTTGGTGCGGCGGAGCAGGTACGGCGCGTGCTCTTCGAAGAACGCGGCCTCACGCTCCTTGCGGATGCCTTCGATCACCTGGCTGACCTGCGCCGTGCCTTCCTTTTCGTATTCGTGCTCGCTGATCTCCAGCCACTCACCAGCCCAGGTCCACTTGCTAGTGAAGCGGTCGGGGTCGAGCAGGTGCAGCATCGCCCACAGCTTCAACGGCTTGCCACCCATAGGCGTGCCGCTCATCGGCAGTAGCTTCTCGTACATCAACTCCTTGACGCTGCGATACATCAGGCTGCGCGGGTTGGTCATACCGGCCTTGTGATACTCATCAACGATCACCACTTGCCAGGGGATGTTGAAGAGCTCTGAGTAGACTGGGATCAACGGCAGCACCAGTTTGCCGCCTTCGTTGATTGGCTGCGCTGTGCGGTCGCGCTCCATACGGATCATGTGCGGGTTGATCACCAGGAAGAATGATTTGCCTTCGCCGGTCAGTTGCCACGCTTCCTCGATGACGGCTTCGCGACGCTTCTTGGTGTCGTCACCGCTAGTGAGCAGGACGGGGTGCGGCTGCCAGCGTTCCAGTTCGGTCTGCCAAACGGTTTCAAGACTGGTCTTAGGCGCGATCACCAGCTGTGGACCGTTGTCCAATTCGGCCTCGAAGATTGCTGCGATGCACTCTAGCGTCTTGCCGCTACCCGGCTCGTTGGAGTTGATGGCGTCGGTTTGCGCCAGGAAGGCTATATCGGCCCGCTGAAACGGGCGCGCAGGGCGCTCCTCCGCCAGGATATGGCCTGGTGGTAGGTCAAGCACGTCTCCGAGTGGCTCGCCCGCTATAGCGCGCGCAATAAGCGGTAGGCGCTTGGGTATGACGTGAAGCTCAGCGTCGTCCGCCACACTCAGGTGCTTGAGGTTGGTCTCCTTGCGAACCGCGATGACGCCCCACTTGCGCAGCTTGGGTCCGAGCGTCAGCCCATCTTTGAACTCCTCGCGCAGTAGCCGACCGCTAGTCAGGTCCAGCGGCAGCCGCCACAGCGGGCCACCCTTGTCCTTGGGGACAAAGCGCGCTCCAGGTACTGCCTTGATCGCCTTGACAGCGTTGGGATCGTAGGGGAACGTGACCTCGATGCGCTTGCCTGCGTTAGTTTCGCCTATCTCAGCCGTGCAGTTCATGATTTCTTACGCTCCTCTTCGCACCAACAGCAGAAGAATACACGCTTGATTTCGGTGCCATAGGCATCGACCTCCACAGTCTTGCTTTTACAGAAGCAGTGTTTGCATTTCGTTGTAGTGTTCATGATAGATACTATAGCGCGATTCTTCGCGAAAATCCAATCTTTAGAAAATCTTTATCTGATCCTCGTCGTCGGCCAGGACCATGGCGCGCAGGGTGTTGTACGGTATCAGCGGCTCGTTGCCACCGATCGGGTCTTCTGGCTTGCGCAGGCAACGAATGCCATAGCCATAGCCACCGCCAGGGCTGATGGGCTGTGGTTCATGCTCCGGCATCACGGTGTAGGTCTTACGACCTTTGGGTCGCTTGAACGTCTTGCCCTTGTTGAGTTCCCACCACTTATGTACGGCTTCGGGGTAGTTCATGACGGGAACACCTTCGTGTAACGCTTCTCACCGTCGTACATGATGTGGAGCTCGGTCAGGTCGCTGATCTCGGTGGTCATACTCACGCCGCGCTCGCTGGTGGTGTATATCGTCGTGGTGCTCACGCGGTCGATTACGCCGAACACGGTGGCCTTGTAGCCTTTGCGCTTGAGCTTGAACTTCTGCCCGACGTACCACTGGATCTGCTCCTGGATCTCTGCGCGCAGGGCAGCTTCCTCCGCACGCCTTTTCTCCTCAACCTCTACGATCTCACGTCGCTGGTACTCCTGCCACGCCAAGCCTTCGGCGCACTGGTCGTTGAGCCGCGCACAGAAGTCGGCGGCCACAGCGATGGTTTCGCTGAGAGCGACCGCCGCGCTAGGGTTGATACTGCGCCCGTAGCCGATGCCCACGACACCGTACTCCGGGTCGTCGTAGTGCGGGTCCCACTCGCGGTAGCGCCTGCGGCTAAGGGGTGCCTTGACCTCGACTGTGTAAACACGAGAGGTCCCATGCACAACGTAGAACGTCACGCCATGCGAATCCGGCTCAACACTGAGCGTGTGCCCACCGTGTAGCTCGATGTCCTCAACTGTTGCCATTTTCAGCAGCCTTCCTGATCAGTTCCGACACGCGATCGTCGCGCGCCACGCTTTCGGCCTCCAGCACACCGCTGTGCCTCGCCTCGATCTTCATGGTGCCCTTGCCTTGGCACCGGAAGCGGATGGTGCGGAACGCAGTAAGGTCGAACTCGCGCGTGTGCTTGGTAGGCGAGCGCAGCGTTACGCCGTGCTGCGTGGCCACACGTTCGATACGCGCGATCCGTTCTTTCATCTTGCCATTGTCTTCGCGTTTCATGACTGAGTGATTATAGCGTACTTTTCGACGAAAGTCAATCTAACTTGCTTCGCACTATTGCCAGCTACATGGGCTGCGGTCAATAGGGCAGGTCGCATGCTTGTTGGGGTCAAGCAGGTGGCCGTTCTTCTCGCAGCGCCACTTCATGCCGCGCATGATGTAGGTCAGGTTACTGGCTCGGCGTTCGCCCATGCGACCGCCGCGCAGGCGCGGCAGGTGGGTGCCACAGTGCTCGCAACGTCGACGGGACTTGGGCCACAGGAAGTATCCCAAGCCCAGGATCAGTGCTGTGCGCGGTCGTACTGGTTCACCGTTGACCGGAACGCGGCAGCGTAGGCAGGTGTACGGTGTCGGCTTCATTGCCGGAACCTCCATTCGAAGTTCACGAACTTGTGGCCACGTTCGCAGTTGAAATGCCAGGTGTAGGTTGTGCCGCTACCGTTGCTGTCGAAAGTATTGAGTGCCTTACAGGTGAAGCGATACAGCTTGAAGGTCTGCCCATGCCAATGCACGTTACTCAGCTGTTCACGCGCACCCAACGCGAGTTCGCCTGCGTACCAGCACGCCACGTTGGTTGCCACGGTGCGCTCGTTGGCCGCTACCGGCTTGCAGGTGTGCCATGGGTGCGCTTGCGCCGTCGACGGGATCGCCAACAACACCAGCGCCAAGATGACTGCCTTCATTGCTATCGCCTACCCTCTCCGAGCGCCCTGTCAAATTCCTGGTCGCGCTTGCGGCGCTCGTCTTCAGCTTCGGCCAGTACGCTACGGTAGAACGTGGCTGCTTGCTGCTTGGTGAGTTTCAGTTTGCTGTTCATGATAGATACTATAGCGCGAAATCTTCACGATAGGGGATGCTAAACGAACGTACTACTTTCGCATTGCCTCCGGTATCTGTGCGGTCTTGAAACAGTATGTGCAGCTACGTCCTATGAACGTGCGGCCTTCCTCGCTGCGGTAGGTCAGCCACTTCTTCTTGTTGACGAGAGCCTTGCCGCCGCAGCGCGGGCACGTGATGCGCAGGGTGCCACCTTCGCCCTGCGCCGTGATCCAGAACGGCAGCGTAGACGCTTGGCTTGTGCGGTCGCCGCTCATGGCTCAAGCGCCCCCCTGCTGCGTACCTCAGACGATACCGTCTCGTTGGGGTTGGCGCTGATGCGAGCCTTGCGCCCTGCATCGATGCCTGCGCGGTGCGCGTTCTCGTCGACGACGCCGCTGCGCTCTACCGAGTAGCGTTCGGGATCAGGTCCGAACAGGTCGGCGGCTGCACCCTCGACCTCGTCTTTGATGTCGCGCAGCGCCAGTTCCATGCCGGTGCCGCGTGACTCCTCCTGCCGCTTGAGCCTGGTCCTGATCTCCGCCAGGAACCCGAGCGCGAAGCTGCGCTGGTACACGCTTGGGGTAGTGCGCAGACGCTCACGCCCGTGCTCCGAGCAGTATTCCGTGTACAGCTTGGTGAACTTGACACCCATGTTGCGATCGTAGTGCTCCAGCTGTCCGGCGTTGATGAGTAGTTCGCCTATGCGCTCCCACTTCATTCCGGCCTCCTTCATGGTGACCAAATTCTCGATCATAGGCTTGTTGGGGTTGGGGTGCGGTTCCAGTCCCTTGCCCATCTGGAGCATCAGGTGCGTGAACAACAGGTCGAACCAGTCCAGGTCGCTCGGTATGCCGACCGCCGGGATGGTCCCGCTTGCACGCCAGTAGATCAGCTTGACGCGGCAGTGGCGTGCGACGGCCTGCATCAGCTTCCAGAGCTCGTCGGCGCGGCTGTTCTCCTGGTACCACGACATGTCGTAGTCACGACGCTCCGGTTTGGGCCTCGCTCCGACCGCGCCCTGCGCCTCGTCCACTTCCCACTGTTCGATGACGTACTTGGTCATCAGTTCATCTGCCTTGGCGCGGAACACGTCCGCCTCGCCGGGGTGGTCGGTGCTATCGGCCTTGGCTAGCAACGCGCGGACGCGCTCCAGCATCTTGGCCTTGCGGTCCTCAGTCATGGCCAAGCTCCTTGGCGTATTTGAGTTGGTCCTCGGGCCAGTAGAAATCGATCCCGAAGAAGGGCACTGGCGCTACGTGCAGGAATCTCGCGTCACTCACCGGGTTCCTGCCGTAGTGGAACCCGATGAGTGGCGAGAGCAGGCTAAATGTGAACCTGCGGAACCTCATTGCTGACCTCAGCTTTCATATTCAGATTCATATTCTAGGATACGTCAACGATGTCTTTCACGGCGAGCGTTCGTAGCCTGCCGTTTTCGTCCCAGATCTGGATCAGACGCTCAGACCTGTTGCGAGGGTTGGCGCCGCGTGCCGGATTGTCGGTGTCATCAGGCTCCAGGATACGCCGGAAGCGTGTGCACTTGATCTCATCCTCGAAGATGGACTTGGTACCACGTTCCCGGAACATCCTGTGGAGCCTGCGCCCCTCGATCCGTGCGGCGATCTGGTCATCAGATAGCCCTATTTCGAAGGGTTTGCCTTGCTGGTCTTCGCCTTGGCCTTCGGCTTCGCCTTGGTCGCCGTACCTGCGCGCTCCTTGGCGATGTGCGTGCCCTTGACCTTCTCGCCGGACTCTTCGACCAGTGCCTTCAGCCGCGCCTCGCTGATGCCGGAGCGAGCCGACAGCCAGCCCCAGCTGGAGTGCTCGTCCTGCTTCGCGCGGGCAGCGACCACCTTGGGGATCTTCTCCTCGTCGGTGCGACCCTTGATCTGGAGGCGAGGCGTGTCCTCGACGACGTTCAGCATGTTGAGGAACGCGGCCTTGCCTGCGGTGATGCTCAGCGCCTCGGCGATGTCGCCGATGCTCTGGCCCTTGGCGAGCAGCTTGGCAACTTCGGCCTGCTGCTTCGTGGTGTCGGCCCGCTGCGCCTCGCGCTTCTGAGGCTTGGCGGTCGCCTTGGTGGCCTTGGCCTTCGTGGCGGACCCCTTCTTCGCTGCGGTTTTGACCTTCATGGTAGTCTCCCGGTTAGATGATTTTGTTGCCAGATGAGCTACAGCCTGCTCGCGGGTCTTGTGGCTAGCCTCGGCAGCACTTCCCCACCGCTGGCTCAGCCATTTGCCCCTTCCCACCCGGAGGATCGACCCTCCCGGTACTGTGATCGGCTTGCTCATAGGACGAATTATAGCGTACTTCCATAAGAAGTAAAGGGGTCCAGCGAAAAAGTTTTCGAGTGCTGCTAGGCGGCTATCTTGACTACAATTCCGGCTTCGCCATTGGCCCCGGAACTGTTGCCGTGCGTGCCGCCATTGGCCTGCACCGTACCGCCTGCCGCTTCGCCGCCACGGATCAGGTAGACGGCACCACCGCCGCCACCGCCACCGCCTGCGCCGTTTTCGCCTTCGTTGCCACCGTTGCCGCCGTTGGCGCGTATGGTGCCGGAGTTGGTGATGTAGCGGGCAGCGATGAGCACGATGCCTCCGCCTCCGCCTCCACCGCCGCCACCACCAAGTTCGGCTGATCCGCCACCGCCACCGCCTGCGCCACCCTTCCACTTCTGTTCGCCTTCGAATACCTCAATCGAGTTGCGCCGCGCCAAGCCAGGCGGATGCGTCATGCTGCCGCCTGAGCCTCCAACCTTTCCGGGGTTGCTGGTGCCACCTGTGCCACCTGCGCCCCCGAACCCGTTCGACACGATGCTGGTTGCGGCCACGCCCACTTCGCCACCGGCTATAGGTTTTCCACCGCGCCCTCCAGCCGAGCCACCATTCAGCACGTTGGCGACGCCTGCCGCGCCACCTTTCCCTTCTTCCGTTTTGGTGCCAGCCGTGCCAGCTGCGCCTGAGTTGTCGATCGTGCCTTCGTTGGTGAGTATATTCTGCACGAAGATGCGCATGCCGTTGGTCTTGACGGTGACGCCTGCCTTGACGATCATGTTCAGCGCGTAGATATCTTGCGTGCAGGTGTATTCACTGCCCGAACGTGAGAAGCCCGTTGCGGCATTGGTGCCATCCAGCATTAGGTAGCCAGTTGAGCCGTCGCCGTAGTAACCACGCTGTTCTCCGTCGGCCAGCGCTCGCACGTCGAATTCGTTGACGATGGAGTACACGCCAGCGGTGTTCTTGATGATGATGCGCTTGACGGCGATGCGCCCCGCAGTAGTAGCGGGCGGATTGCTTTCCGCCAGTGCCTGCGTCGTCTGCTGTACGCCGGAGTGGGCAGACACCGTGGCTTCGCCGTTCCAGGTAGCGCTTGGCGCGAGCTCGATCTGCACGTTGATGAAATCGCCTGATACCGGCAGCGCCGATGGCGCCGCTTTGAACACGGCGCTAGCCGTGACTGAGCGGATCAACTGACCTGCATGGCTTGGATCTTCCATCCACGCCTTGCCGCCAGTACCGGCTGCTGAGCTAAGTTCGCCCGTGCCCGCATTGATAGCGCCAGCGAACTTCCAGTCTGAGCCTTCCACTACACCAGGCTGCATGAAGTCCTTGTTGCCGCGTTCCGTGATGCGTGTATCGTTGCCGGCCATAGCTTCGGTGCCGCCCGTGCCTAGCTTGCGCAGGCCGAAGTTGGCAGCCGACGGCCCAAGCAGGGCGGACGCCAGCATCGCTTCTGTAACGGTAGGAAGTGGTAGCATGGTCCATGCGCCACCGTATAGGATCCACCACGTACCGTTGGGTCCCCAGGTGGTGTCGTTGGTGGCCCAGTAGATGTCGCCTTCCTTGCTGGCTCCGGCTGCGGGCCGCGCAGCGAGCAAGCCTTGGTTGAACTTGGCGAACTGATCTAGTGCTTCCGCGAGTGCCCGGCTGTCTGCTTCGAAGTCCGGCGTGTCGCCAAGCAGGCCGTAGGGCAGTTCGCGCCGTAGGGTCTTGCCAGATGGTCCGGGCATTTCTATTCTCCTGGTTTGTTGACTCGGACGCCGCCCCAGGTCGCAAACGCTTCCTTGACCTGCTGCCACGTCGTGTATTCAGTACGAATGACGAGCCAGTCAGCACCCGGCACCGTCTTGTATTCCAGCACGATGCCAGCTGGCATCTGTTCTTCTATTGCTTCCCGCACCAACTGTTCGTTGGGCGTCTCCTCTGAGTAGGTGATCACGGCCAGCCGCCAGGGGTTGCCGCCTGGGCGCTCCTGCATGATGACCGTCTGGTCACCGATGAGGTACTGCTTGGCAGCAGCGATGATGGCGGACGGCATGCCACGATGCGCTGCCTTCAGTTCCTTGATCCGGAAGCGCTTGGCTTCGTTGAATTCTTCTTCAGACTGTTCGGTGTACTTGACACTAGCGCTCTGTCCCGGTATGCCTACCCATGCGCCTTCTTTTTGGTCCCCGTCGACGTATTCGATAGTACCAACAGGCGCGCTGGCGCTGACCAGAGCCATCAGCGCGTCAACGCGATACTCAATCACCTGTTCGGCTGTTTCCGAGTAACCACCCAGCACTACTTCCGCGAAGGCCGCGTGTTCCGGTGCGATGAACGACTGCTGTATGCTTTGTAGGCCGGTCGCACCCACCAGTACTGCTTCTCCGAATGAAGTGCTGAGTATGGTGGAGCCGTCAGCCTTGAACCACGTCAGCGAGAACTCGAAGCCAGCGCCCGCTGCGTGCAGGATGTTCAGCTGCGCCTGCAACGTCAGGTGCTGTCCTGGCGATACAGGGATGTAATTGGAGGAGGGCACGCCAGTATTGAAGCCAACGCGTCTGCGCGTCACGCTGTTGTCCTTCTTGGCCTTTATGTGCAGGGACTTGACGCCCTTAGCGGCCCACACTTCATCCACTTCGAAAACTTCTTCCGTCAGCGATGCCGAGTTATCGGATTTCCATCCGAAGGGCGCTTTGCTCCCTGCCGCGTCATACTCGAAGCTAGGGTTTTTGAATTCGTTGCGTAGCAGTACCTTGATGCCGCGCTTGAGCTTCGTAAGGTCTGCGCCAGCGAACTGGCTTAGGTAGTCCAGCGCGTAGGACGGGCACTGCGGCAGATTGAATAGGATACTCCAACCCGGTTCTTTGGCGCCACGGTCACGTGCCTGATCACGTACTGGCTGCGCCTGCGCCACAAGCGCGTCGCTGTACGTGAGCAGCGGCCAGCCCAGTCCTGCGTCTGACTTGGCCAGAGGCGCAAGTGCTTCATACACCATGCGCCCTAGTTCGGTGACTGTGGGTTCGGGCATCAAACCACCGTGCCTTCAATCGTGCCAGGCTTGGCCAGCGCTGCCACGCCGGTCAGCGTGATGTCTTTTTCTTCATATGCGCCTACGCCGTGACGCCTGATCTTGACGAAATTGACGTCCTTGACGCCCTGTACCTGCCCTAGCGCTGCGATGATGTCATTGACCTTGGCAAGTTCGCGGCTGTACCAGGCCAGCTTGTCACCGAATGGCGGCAGACCCCACTTGGCAGGGTTGAGGAATTCTTCAATGGCCGCCTTGCACGCTGCCTTGACAGTGGCAGCTTCCCAACCAGGCCAGTGCTTGCATTCGAATTCTACGTCGATTTCCGTATAGGTTGGCGCGATGACGCTGATGATGTAGTTGACTTCGCGTCGTTCTTCTAGGTATTTCTTGACTTCAGCTTCTACTGCACCGCTGACAGCTAGACCCTGTTCGTTGACCAGGGCCACCGTCACGCACTTTTCTTGTTCCCACATTCCGATGAACGTGTAGTTCGCCCCGGTGTGGCTTGATTCCGCGTTGTGACTGAGCGTAACCTTGCCAGCTGCGGGTTCCATGCTGATGACTTTGCAACCGCTAGGCAAACCTTCGCCTGTGACTTCGGTGCCGACCGTCACGTGTTCTTTGATGAACGCTTCTGTGAGTTCTTCCACCACGGCGCTGCCATTGGTCACCTTGCCAGTGTGTACGTTGTTGGTCGGCCGGTACAGGTTGATGGCTACAGCACGGTACACGCCCGCGATGTTGCGCGCCAGCACAGCGTAGTTTTCGAACGTGATGGGCGCCAACGCCATCAACCGAATGTCGCTGACCAGGCGGTTGAGATAGGCTTCGTCCGTCTCTTCTTCCTGGCCGCCACTGCTGGCTTCCGTCAGCGTGATGCCATTGGGTTCTTCAACCCATGGGAACTGATCTTCCAGCTTGCATACGGTGCCCGCTTTGCCCAGGCCATTCGCTTCTGTGCCAGGGTTGACCGCCAGCAGCGTCACGCCACCCGCTGCGGTTTCTTTCTGTCCCGTAGGCACCACCACGTCTTCTGCGACTTCGAACGGTATCAATTCGCCCGCAGCGTTGGGCACTCCGACCGCCGTGCCCGCTTCAATGGTGTGGCCTTCGGTGTCGGTCAGTTTCCAGGTTGATTTGACGCTGGCGCTGGTCTCTTCCTGCGGCGGTAGCAGGAACACCGTAGCTCCGAACCAACGGAAGATGTTCGTGCGCACGTCACTGGCCGTGTCCTTCAGCACGGAGATCATGCGCGCTATCGCGGTGATCATCCAGGTGTCAAGCTGCCCATCGCTAGGCGTCCAGCTAGGCTGCTTGCTTTCCAGGTATTCGAAGGCGTCCTGGGCAAGTACGTCAGGATCGGTTTCTTCAGGAACGTTGACGTATTCAGCCACGACCTACCCCTTTCTTTCCACGCCAACGTTGACGTACTTTGACAGGATGTCTTCCAGTTGTTGCTCGGTGAGCGTGTACGCTGCGCGCGGCTCCCATTCTTCTAGCGCAGCCATCAGTTCGTTGATGTTGGGTCCGTTCTCCGTCAGCACTGGATTGCGTATGCCGAAGTCAGGTATCTCTAGCCGGAAGCCGCGCGGTGTGCTCAGCACGGCGTCGGCACAGTTGGCCACGTCTTCCGGGCTGTCCTGCTCGACCACTTCAGCGTGTCCGTTGCTGCCGAACTTGAATGGCAAGGCGAAGTGTTGGTTCTGGATGCTCATCAGAACGGCCACCACATCGTGATCCAGGGAATGCCATTGCTATCGAACACTATGATCGCGTCCTCTCCGCCTTCTGGCTTACGCGGTTCGCCACCGCCAGCTACCGGGTACGGCCACCACTTGCACGGGCCGCGTCGTGCGTTTTCTCCCAGGTCCTCTACCAACACGTAGATTTCTTCCCCGAAGGTTTTGGGCGCGGCCAAGATTTTGCATGCGATGGGCCTGTCTGTCCGCCCCAACGAGCGCCGACTAGTGCCGTCCAATTGCTCTAGGAAATCCTTCTCAAACATCAGCCTTCACCTGTAGCCTGTGCCAGAGCGTTTTCGCCCAGGTTCGGTAGGTGGAACGGGTTGGCACGTTCTTCCCTGCCCTTCTTAGTGAGCACTTGCGGCGTGGGCGGTTCACCGCGCGGTCCGGGCTTGGGCGACGGCTGTGCTTCTTCTTCTAGGTTGTAGCTGCGGCATTCGAGCAAGTCATTGCGGTAGTGTATGGGCTCTTCGTTCGGTCCTGGCGTACCGCCTAGCTCGATCACCTTGCCTTCGCCTATGTACACCGCGACGTGTTCCGGCGAACGGTAGAACACGAGGTCGCCCGGCTGCGGGTTGTTGGTTTTGTTGCCGTGGGCGCGCAGCGACACCGTGTTGCCGCTGCCGTTGTAGCCGTTGCCGTTGGGGTCCTTGACATTGGCAGCCTTGTAGCACAGCGTCGCGAAAGCTGAGCAGTCCGTGTGCGTCAGCGCGAACTTTTCGAACAGCGACTTCGCCATCGGCCGATACTCCAGGTAACGGAATTCCGGCTTGTGTTCCAACCCCCACTTTGCAGCTTCCACGATACGCGCACGCGGAGTACCACCGCTGATGTGGCTGCCCAGGATCAGCGCCTGACCTTCGCCGCTCTTCTGCACTTGCACCTTTTCGCTTGCTTTTTCTGGCTTGGCCGCTTCTGGCTGATGCAGCTTGACTTCGGTTTCCTCGCTGAACAAATCACGATGTATGTTGAATACCAGCCAGCGCCCATTGAGCGGCCCAGTATTCTTGACCTTGATGACGCTGCCCGGTGGAGCCCACCAGCGCGTAGCGCGGCACTTCACGACGGCTTCGTTGACTGGGATGCCTGCATCAACGGTGCCGTTGATGCTTTCGATGCCCTCCGTGTCCTCGTCTATCTCGGCGGTAGGCTTGCGATGTATCAGGTCGTGATCCTGCACGAAGTAGAACGTGTTGCCCACTACGAACCTGCGCCAGTTGACTTCTTTGGCTAGGCGTTCGCTGGCTTCCCAGCTGTTCTCGTTGGTCGGGCCATCTGGCGGTCCACGGTGGAAGTCGTACTCCTTGGTATAGGTGCCACCATGCTGCGCGGCGATGCCCTTTTCGCCATACTCCTTGAGTATCTCTTCAGCTTCCTGGCGCCAAGGCGCATAGTGGCTAGCGCCCGCACCGGATTTCTGTACGCTCTGCACCAGTTCCGCCAACGTCAGGCTTGGGTTAGCCTTGTCGTTGTTGATGGCCTCCTTGAAGTATGCACGTGCATCGCTCGGCACATCGCTACCGCCAGGCCAGCCATCGGCCGGGATCTGACTGAATGGCCCTTCGCCAGTAGCCGGGTCGTGCAGGATGCTCACGTCCGACTCCTGGATCACGCACATGATGCTGGAGATCAACACCTTGCGATTGGCGCTCATTTCGCTGCCAGTATCTAGTATTTCCTCCAGAATCTGTAGCTGGCTCTTGGTGGCTTCTACACCCTTGACCTTGATGGTGGTGCTGGTGAGCAGGCCACCGGACAGTTCTGCTTTGCGTTCGCGCTCGCTACGTTTCTTTGACTTGTAGCGACGCTTGCCAGTCTTCTTGTCAACCGTGTAACCCTCAACTCCGCCCTGTCCTTCGATGGGCTGCTTGCGATGGAGCTCCGGGCAGAAGTATCGGATTTTGGTTGCGCGAACTTCTCGCACCATGCGCCCGATGAACTCTGCGCGCGTGGTGTGAGCGCGGCTAGCGCTGATGGGCTTGGTGTGGCTCTTGAGGAAGGCCACGATGCGGTCTTCGAATTCCAGCGTGAGCTCCTCTTCGTTCTTCTGGAACGAAGCCAACCTGTACCATATGCCTTCCACCTTGACATCAATGGCGGGTAGCTTTTCATTGCTGTCCGTGCCGAACATACCGCTGCGCAGGATTTCCCGTGTACCGTCATGCACCGTGATGCTGATGACGCTAGCTCCTTCGATGCTGCGTTCGACGTAGCCTTCGGTGATAGATTCTGCGAAGTTGACCTTGAGGTGGTGCAGCTTGGCTACGTCCACCAGGAATGTATCGACGCTGATACCCTCTGCCGCAAGCTCCAGGTCCTCCGGCGCAGCGATGCCCTTCTGACGGCTGAGCTCCTTGGCTGCCTTCTTGTGCTTGGGAGGGGCGAGCGCCTTACTCATGGCAACGTCACGATCGTGCCTGGGTGTATTTCGCGAGTGGGATCACGCAGGCTCGGATTGAGCTTGGCAATCTCGTGCCAGCGGGATGACTTGCCTAGCTCACGTGCGGCTATGGTCTCCATCGTTTCTTTGGCATTCTTGACGACATACCGCTTCTCCTTGGCACCCTTGGCACCCTTGCCCTTCTTGGCGCTGCGCTTGCTTTGGGCAATCTTCTTGCGCTGCGCACTGGTGAGCCCGGCTAGGTTGTCGTCTTCCACATACTCGCCTACCGTCAATATCGCAGCCTGGCGGATGCGGTTGCCATCCGTGTTGCGATCAGCGTCGCCCCACTGGATTTCGATGATGCCCCATTCAGTCTGCGGCTCGCGGTGATAGTCATGCGGCACCACACCCATGCTGTCGAAGTGGATCAGCGGTGGCTCTTTATCAGGCACGCCAGGCCGCGAGCGCCCGGCCATACGCTCTAGCTGCGTGATCTGCGCCTCGACGCTCTTGCCTTCTGCGAATTTGTCTATCAGTATGCTGATGTCCATGCTCAGCCCGTCGACGCCAAGCCACTCCATCAGCGAACGACGGCGCTTGCGCTTGATGTATTGCCAGCCTCCATATGCCTGCGCTCCGCGTGTTGGCGTGGGCGATGTTTCGCCTAGCAGGCAAGTCAGGCTGTAGGCCGGACTGTCTGACCAGAAGTAAACCCATCCAAGACTAGGTGGTCCGCTCATGTCCGCGCCTTCTTGATTGCGACTTCCTTAGTAATGAGCTTGAACAGGCCGCGACCCGTACCGGGCGGCATCTGTAGGTAAGCCTCTAGGAACACCTGCATCCCTTCCTGCTGTGGGGCAGGGTTGGGTGTGTGGGCTCGTGGGCTTAGGAGGCTACTAGCTGGGCTAGGCTGCACCGTACTACCGCCTGGCAGCCACACCGTCTCACCGGCTGCACCCTCATTGATGAGTGCGAAGCCGCTCGATGTCATTGTCCCGCCTGCCGCCATACCTGGGATGCCCCCGAGCACGTGACCAAGGGAGCCCAGCACGCTGCTCGCGCCACCAGTGATGTCGTGCCACACGTGACCGGGCGCGTTGATGATTTCGCCCAGACCCTTCTTGATGGCAGCGAAGATGGACATGGCCTTCTTCCATAGCCATTCGAACGGCCACGCCAGGATGCCTCCTAGTTTGCCCCATGCCGTTTCGATCCAATGGACCACGCCCATAAAGAAGTTCTTGACCACTTTCCAATGCAGCACGATTAGCAGCGCGCCGCCGAGGAACGGCCCGAGGATCAGCGGCAGTAGCACGCCACCCCAACCCTTGAAGAAGTTTACGATCTGCTTCCAGTGGGTGATAATCTCGTATGTCGCCAACGCGATAGCCGCTACCGCTGCGGCGATTGCTAGCACTATCAAGCCGATGGGATTGGCATCCATCGCGGCGTCCAACAGGAACCAAGCATCTGCCATGCTGGTGATCTCTGGTATGAGGCTGGCGATGGCCAGCGCCGTCATCGCACCGTTGTAAGCCCACTCGGCGATAGCGGCGGCCATCACCGCACCCTTGTATATGAGCCACGCACCTGCCAGCCCCAGGATAATGGGCACCAGCAGTTTGCCGTGATCGGTCATCGCCATTAGTAGGCCCAACACACCGCCTAGCGCTTTGGCGAAGGTGACGAGCGCAGCGGTAGCCGGACCCTCCATCGCTTGACCCAGTTCGATCAGGATGGCCTGGAACTTGGACCACGCCTTCTGGATGCGGACGGCAGGCTGTTCCATCGTGCGCTTGACGGCATCGCTGAACGCGCCGCCCGTGCGGTTTATCTGGTTGCGCTTCATTTCCAGACGTTCGAGCTCGGTGATCAACGTCAGGATCACCTTGCCACGGCCACCAGGGAAGATTTCGCCTAGCTTTTCCATCTGTTCTGCGTGGTCGCCTGCGTTGCTCAGGTGCGTCTTGAGTAGTTCCAGCGCGCCATGCAGACCCTTCGGGCCGCTCATTTCGCTGAGTAGTTGAGCCTGCGTCAGCCCAAGGCTTTCCAACGCCTTCTTGGCCTTGGTCGTCGGCGCGTATAGGAAGTGCAGCGCGGTGCCCAGCTGTGCCGCACCGCTGCTCGCGCTGTAGCCCGAATCGGACAGCGTCGCCAGCGCTGCACCTACATCCTGGATGCTCAGGCCAGCGAGCTTGGCTACCGGCAGGATGCCCGTGCCTAGCGCATTGATCAGTTCGCCCATGCGCATGTTGCCCGCGCCGACGGTGGCGTTGAGCACACCCATAGTGTCGTGGAAGCCGCCTGCGCCCTTGATGTTCACGATCCAGGCGGCACCGAGCGCACTAGCGGTAGACTCTAGGTCGGTGTTGCCGACAGCCGCGCCCTGCGCGGCTATCTTGAGCGCTTCCATCGCCTTGGCACCCCTGAGTCCAATAGACTCCAGGTGGTACAGTCCCATGGCTAGCTCTTCTGGACCTTGCGGCACGGTGCCTGCTAGTGCGAGGACCTCCTTCTTGAGTTTTTCCACTTCCTGCTGACTCGCGCCAGCCTGGGTGTGGATCATCTCCATCTGCTTTTCGAACTTGATCGCCATGCGGATGCCCTCGACCCCGGCTGCCGCCAGGATCAACCCGGTTCCCTTCATGGCCTTGCTAACGAGAGCCGCCGCGCCTGCTTGCCTCTCAGACGCGGCGGCTGCGCTGTTGCTCATGCCCGATGCGCGCTTGCTGCTGGCGGCGAACTCGTCGTTAGCACCGCTGGCCTCCTGCATCCCCGCCACATACGTCGGCACCCCCTGCAACCGCAGAATGATGTCGAGCGCTTCAGCGGATACGGGCATTAGCCTTGTTCTGCCTTCTTACGAGCCTCGGCACGACGCTCGTGGACGACCTCCGCAATCGCCACCGTGGCAAGGCTCTCAACGCGGTCGTCGGTCTTGAGCCAAGCGACCCCGTCCAGCCCTGCCTCTGTGATGAATGCGGCCATCCTTACTGCCTCGTGCCCTCGGAGTTTCCCAGGAACTCCTCATCGGCGTCCTCGTTGAGTTCACCATTGAGCCATTCGCTCACGGTGACGCTCATCTTGAGAATGGCCTGCTCGGTGGGGAACATGGCCATGACCACCTGACGCGCTTCGGTCATGCGATCGGCACCCGGCACCTTGAACAGCTGAGCCAGGCGCTGGTCGAAGCCGACCGGCACCACGTCATCAATGGTGATCAGGTTCTTCCCGTCCTCACCGATGTCGCCGTGGAAGCGCTCGGGCAGGAGCATCACCTGCTCGCACGCGTCGATGATAGTGTCGCAAGCGCCAGCCAACAGCATCGGCTTCTTCTTGTTGACACCGCTCTGGAGCGCGCGCACCTTGCGCTCCGTCTTGCTGATGGAGTACGGCCTGAACCGCACCCACAGCTGGTCTTTGTAGCCAGGCACGTCCAGATGCAACGGCTTGGCCTGTTCCTTGATCTCCTGACGTGTCTCAGCCAGCTGGTCCAGCAGCGACTGGCGTTCTACCTCCAGCGCACCGCCCTGTAGCGGCGCAGGCGGCTGAGCCTCGTCTGTCTGCTCAACCCCTGCGCCTGTCTCGTCTACTGCGTCCATGTGCTTCTATCTCCCGGTGTTGTTGGTTACTAGGTGACTGTGCCGCCCGTCGAGACTTCGAACTCGATCAGGGCTGGCGTCGACGTCGCCCCCGAATCAGCCGGAGGCGGCACGACCTTCTTGAGAATCCCCTGATACACAATGGGACTCCCGAAGGGGTGTTCGTTGATGTCCATCGGCTGCTTGGACACCACAACCACTCCCCTGCCGACCTGAGCCTTGAGCCAAGGTATCAGAGGGTGATCGCGTTCGAGCACGTACAGGCGGGACACCGTGATGTTGGTGACCGTCTGGGAACCTCCCAGGCTGATCTGTGGTGCCATGGCACCCGGCTTGTACTTGGTTTCCTCGGAGTCGAAGTCGCCACCGCTCATCTTGTCGAAGGTTCCGAGGTTTGTGCCTGCGACAGATACGGTAACGTTGTACTGATCTTGCCTGCTCATGCGTTCTCACCTTCCTCTCTATGGCAGGGGCTGCGTGATCGGCACCTTCGAAATGACTATGACTACCATCTCCGCGTCCGGGCTCATCCGAAGCGCGATGGCGGCCTTCATTTCGAGATTGTGCAGGGTTTCCGGCGTGTTCACGCTCGGCCCGACGTTGACGCTGAACGCTTCTTCAGGCGTAGCCCCGAACAGCGAGCCCATCCTGTAGTATTCGCCCAACATCGCCTTCAGTTCTCCTTCGAATTCCTTGAGAACCTTTCCGGCACCGTCGATTTCGTCCAGCACGAACCGCTTCGCGATCGCGTTGGCCTTGGCGACGATGGCCATGCGCAGGCGTGCGTTGCCTGCGTTGAGCCAGTCCTGGAACGTGCCGTTCGGGTTGGTCAGCACACGCCATCCATAAACCTCGATGACGCCACCGTCTTCCCTGATGATGTTGACGCCATTCGTGTACATTTCGTCACGAGTGACTTCTTCACCACTACCACTGTTGAACGGCTTCTGTTCCAGCCCGATCGCCCTGATGCTCTTGCCGTTGGTTGCAGCGGCAGGACGGTTGGGCGACTTGCCTTCCCCATCGGACGAGGCGATCTTGGCGGCCACCAGCGCACTTGGCGGTATCTGCCGCACAGTGCCGGGTAGCACACCTGGGATCGTCACCCAAGGAGCGAACATCATGCCATAGGTGTCGCGCCCTGCCGTGTCGCGCAGCGCGGTGGCTGCCGCCGACACTGTGCTCGCCGTTCCGCTCTGCGGTCCGTCCAGCAGCGCGAAGCGGTTGTAGTTGAGCGCGTGTTCCAACTGCGTGATGTAGTTTTCCTGGGTGGTCTGTCCGGGCATCGACACCTGGCCGGGGCCAAGTGACTTGCCGAACAATTCCAGTCCAGCCTTCCACTGCGTGCCAGTGATGCTGCCACGGTTATCGGCACCGCCTGTCAGCGTCACTTCTTGCGTCTTGGGGATCAGCGACGACGCTCCGAGCTTGAGCACGATGTAGCTGCTCAGCGCGGCCCACGCTATGGCTTCGGCCTGCGTTTCGAACGAAGGCGAGACTTCCACCACCACGCTTCCCACCAGAACTTCGATGGTGAATTTGCTGCTGACCGTAGTCACCTTCACCTTGGTGGTGTTGGCGTATTCCCCAGGGCCGAGCGCTTCAGCCTTGAAGGATTCTCCGGCAGAAGCATCTTCCAGGGTGTGGCTCGCGACAACCGCCGCTGGCCCCACCACACGGCCGACGTAGGCCAGTGCCCCGCCGTCCGAGAAGAACTCGTCCATCGCGTCGTACATCATGCCATACGACACGCGGCTGCCGAACTTGTTGACGAAGTCGCTCAGGCTTTCTACCTTGAGAGGCTTGAGCGGACCCTTTTCGCAGATGCCCGCCGCGAACCACGTGCCGGTCGCCGTGATAAGCGTGGATGGGAACGGGCTGCTGAGGACCGAAGTGCTATACCCCGGCCTGGGCAGTGTAGCAGTCACGACTCAGTACCTCCAGTGCCTGCACCGTCTTCGGTGGTTGTGGTTGGCTCGGTGTCGCCGGCATCCTTCGCAGCGGCGGCAGACGATTCTTCTTGCGTCTGGGCCTTTTCGGCCTTCTGCGCAAGCGTTTCGCGTTCCGCCTCGCTAGGTGCTGGCACGAGCAAGCCCTCGTCCAAAAGCATCTTGTTCTTGGGAGCTTCCTCGGTCACATCGATTTCGCCGGTGAACTCTCCCGGCGCGATGGGACGCCCACCTTCTAGATCCGTAGGGGTAGACCCCACGTACCGGAAATCGTTCATCACGACTCCTTCGGTTCGATGGTTACGTGAATGTGCTGTTCGTCTGGGATGATGCCCCAGGGGTTGTACTTTTCTGTCTTGGGTTCTGGCTTGGGTAGTTCATATGGATCCGGCTCAATAATGGGCATCGCCGGTCCGTCACGCTCGCTCAGTATGTTGCTGAACTCGATGCCAAAGTGCACCATGGCGGATGAAAGGGTGCGATTGCTCTCGACTTGTATGTCGTCGTAAGTGTCACCCTCCCACGCGCATGCATGCACGTTCTCATCTATGCGACCCTTCTCCTGCAACATGGCCGTCGCGATAGCTGCTCCATAGCGCTTGGCCATTTCGTTCGTAGCTAGCTGGGTGTTGCCCTTCACCAGCACCGCCACGCCCACGGTGTAGGTGGCGCGGTACTTGCCGTCACCTTCCTTGATGGGCTTGGATGCAGTGCCAGGGCATATGATCAGCATCGCCGGTAGTTGCTGCTCCAACGAGTTGTCTAGCGATGGCACTACCTGCCAAGATCTGGGCCATGCCGTCTTGCCGCGCGGCAGGCCACGTTGTTCGTCAACTTCGCACAGGTACGTCGGCAGCCACAGCTTGAGGTGAGCAATCACCTTGCTCTGCACTATGTCCGCACCATTGATTGTGCCGATAATGGAGGTCATAGCTGAGGCACCCGCACTATGCCACGGGCCAAGAACAGCTGTAGCGCCTTGATGATCGCGATCTTGTTTTTGACATTCAGGTCGATCGGACGGCGCTGCGGCATGCGGCTAGTTCCTGTCTGTTGATAGCGCGCATACGGCATCATGCTGCCGAAAGCCAGCATGTTAGGCTGCACTATCTTCAGTTGGTTGGGATCACTCTTTTTGGTAAGCGAACTGAATAGCAAGTCATGAGCGCGAAGAATCTCTGGCCGCAGTCCCTGACGTTGCTTGGCCTGCACAGTGCTCTGCGCTAGCTGCGCCCAAGCATGCCCGCTGGTAGCGCCTTGGCTGGCGAACTGTTCCTTCTCAACCTTGAGTAGATAGGCGTATATTCCCTCAAAGGCCGCTGTGGCGTCAGAAGCGAAGCTGCTCCACCTGAGGAATCGACGCTGTAGCTGCGTCTCACCGTGAAGCTCCATTACTATCTTCATGTCACCACACCGTGTTCCAGCCAACCATCCCGCCCTGGTCCGTTGGGAAGCCATCTGACAGCGCCAATGGGCTGTTCATGTCTGTCCCCGGTTCGTCCCCGGCCCTGATGTCGGCTATCGCCTGTTCGATCTGCTTGCGACCCTTTTCGTACCGTTCTTGGTACATCTTGTATGGCGACCGATTGGCGCCAACCTGCTCGGGGAAGTAGCTAAGCTCAATCAGCGCCCCCACGCCGAACGCCACGATGCGCTTGGCGGAGTTGCGTAGAGCACTCTTTTCGTTGCCCAGGCTGTCGGGGATGTCCTGCCCGAAGCAGGAGTAGCACTCCTGCACCGTATCCGATATCAGCCCTTCTACCTCAGCCAACGTTGGCCGTGTTTCGTTGGTAAAGGTGCCCGTCTCGTTTCCACCGTTGTCCACCGTGCGAGCGCGAACGAGCGCTCCCACTTCCGCCGGAGTTGGGGTGTATTCTGAGACGGGCACCTTCTACCTCACCCTGCCGTGACCTTGGACAATCCGTCCGTCACGCCCTGTCGAGGAGCGTCGCCGCTGGCGCGCTTCTCAGCCGCTTCGAGCTTGGTGGCGAACTCCGGGCCACCCTCCTGCCCGGCTTCCACCACCTGCTGAACGGTGGGCTTGGCCTGTCCATCGAACTGGCCTGTACCCATCAGCCAGTCGACGAGATCGTCCTCATCGAGTTCGGTGAGCTCGACTTCCTCGCCGTCGTCTTCTGCCGGTGGCGGCCCAAGAGCCGCCGCCTGCGCGCCCAGGTTGGGAGCGGGCACACCGAGTGCTGTGTAGTGTGCCTGAGCCTCCTGATGCGTCCAGAACGCGCCGAGCCGCTTGCCGCGCTCGAAGTCGGCATCCCTGGGGATGACAACTTTCTCGTTGTGGAACGCCATGCGCTCGACCAGGACCTCCTTCTCTTCGCCCCCGATGATCTGCAACTCGGGGTCGTAGAAACGGAACAGGCCATGCTTGATGAGAACCTCATGTCCCTTGGATGCTGTTGCTGGAGCCATGTGATCACCTCATCCCTATGCCGTACCGATTCCGGTGATCTTACGCACCGAGAACGGGTTTGTGCAGTACATGACAGGACGCACGGTGCTCTGGATCCAGTTACGCTCGGTCCCCTGCTCGCGCCACGTCTCCGTGCCGAGCGGCTTCTCGATGCGCATCTCTCCGACCTGCTGAGACGCCACGATGTACCCGCTGCCTACCGCAACGCGGTTGGACGAGTAGATCGTGAGGTTGAGGTCTTCGAGACCCTGGAACAAAGCCGACGTGTACAGCTGGCGCAGCCGCAGGACGTTCAGCGGGTTGAGCAGCACCGTGTCGTAGGTGACACCCAACTCGTCCTTGTCGGCCAGCATCTGCGCCGTCATCAGGTCCGCCCACGGGCTGGCCGAGAGAGCGCTTGGGCTCGTACCGGCTGGCTGATAGGCGTTCCAATCGTGCCCGGTGTAGATCTGGCTCGGGAACGCCGCCAGAGTATTCTCCAGCACGGCAATTGCCTTCGCGTTGATCTTCCGGATGATCGTGTTGGTCAGCTGTCGCAACTGATTGGTCAGCGCGACGCTGTTGTTACGATCCCTGGCCTCGTCTGTGATGTAGGTCTTACCACCCCACTTTTCTACAGCCGCGACCTTCGGCGTCAAGCGTTCGCTTGTCACCAGCGGAATCTCCTCACCCGGTGCGACCTTCTGGACGTCGCGGGTCAGGTACAGCTGGTTCAGGATGGCCTGGTCATAGATGACCGCGCCACCCGTCACCCCGCCTGCACTTGCGAACACGCGGTCGGCGATGAACCTCTGCAACGAGAGGTCCATGATCATCCGCGTGACGCGCGTAGGCTGGTTCAGCATCACATCCACCGTGACCAGAGAGCCGGTTACGACTGGCGGCCCGAGTGGATGCTGTACTGGACTTGGTACTAGCGTCATTCTTTTCTCACTACTCCCTTCTTCTCACTCGGGCTCTGCTAGCAGAGCAGCTTGACCATTGCGAACGTGCCCGACGTCGCGCCGTTGACCACCAGGCCAGCGGGTTCGGTCGGGAGTGTTCCACCGGCCAGCGCGGTTTCGGCCACAGCCGCCACGACGCCGGTTCCGTTGGACGCACCGCCATTGGCGGCTGTCATCAGCGCGGACGCCGCAGCGCTCGCGTTGACTGCGGCGATCACCTGCGCCGCCGTGCTCAGCGCTTCGCCTGCGCCGCCGGTGGCGACATGCACCGTCACCACTTCGCCCGCGACCGACACGGACAGAGGGGTGTTGTTGCCGGCAACCGCAAGCACGATCTTGAGTCCCGCGTGGGCACCTGGCACCACTGCGGTGAACTTGATCCTGTTGTTGTTGGCGACAACGCCGGTTTCCAGCGACGCTGCGCTGCCTTCTGCCGCCATGGCGACAGCCTTGCCTTCTGCACCAACGGCGCAGACCTGGCCTGGGTTGAGGTTGGCACCGGCCAACACCGGGACAACGCCCTCGGTGATGATGCCGATATCCCCACCTTCGGCTTCGGTCCAGGTGGACACACCCAGCGGGCGCGAGCCTGCCGGAGCATGGGACACCTGGATGTTGCCGCCATCGACCGGGTCGGACGCGCCGACCTGAGCCGTGACGGGAATGCCGGGACCGCTAATGAGATTAGCGCTCGACGTTACGAAGCGACAGCCGACGACCGGCGCGGTGCACTGCCCGGTGAGTCGATCGGCGTTTTCGAAGAACGGAATGCATTCCGGAGCTTCGGCCATGTCACGCCTCCGAGACTACTCGTGGTGGTGCGGTCGGCGTGCCAGCCCGCTGGGCTTCGACTCGCTGCCGCTCTGCATCACTCAGCCAGGACATGTCGTAGTCCGACATGGCTGCTTGAGTCGAACCACCTGGGTCCGCGACGCCGGTCTCGCGCTGCTCTACCGGGATCGTGGCCTCCAGGCTGTTCAGAAGCTCTACTGTCCCATCCGGGTCAGCCGTCATGAGCTTCATGTAGTGATCCTTGCGGGAGGGCGGGATCTTACCCGCCTTGATCGCGTCTTGCACGACGCCTTCGCGTGATGCCTTGACACGACCCTCCAGGTCCGTGCGGAGCTCCGCATGGCTAGCCTGCATGGCCTCCCATGCTGCACGGTCGACGCGGACGGTGCCGTCGTCCCCAGCCGAAGCCGCCGTTGTTGCTGGCTGCTGCGTCTCGGTCTCACCACCCTCCGGTGCTGTCTCGGTCTCAGCCTCGCCGTCGCCACCGGCCGGAGCCTCTGGCGCGGGAGCGGAGAGAGCCGCGTTGATCTGCTCCTCGGAAGCGTCGTCGGGCAACTGCTCGACAGTCAACCCTGTGCGCTCGCGAAGGGCAGGGATGTCGATTCCCATCTCTGCCTTCTCCTTTGTTCTGGTTCGATCACTGGGCCGACTGGCGGCCTTTGTGTACTGCCGCCCGACCGCACCACTGGCTGGTGCCGATGCTGCGACCTTGCCGGACTCCTCCTCCACATACTGCACCTTGATCTTGACCGGCTCGCCGAATTCGACCGCATCGCCCTTGACCGTGTATGGCACGGACCAAAGCGATTCGTCATCATCGTCGACGATCAAGGTCGGTGGGTCCACATATACGGCGGTGATGTACCACCAATAGCGGCCCGATGCCTCTGTGGCGAAGCTGTTGTAGAACTCGCGCCGAACGTCCTCAAACTGCACGCTCGCCGCGACTCTGTTTGGCATTGCTACCTCCTTATGAGCGGCTATGCGCTTGGACGCCTTTGCCAGTTCCGGCTCAGCCTCAGTGGCGTCGTCAAACTCCACTTCGGCTGGCCCCTCCTCGCTGAACAGCACCTTGAGATCATCCAAGGTTGCTACAGCTGGAAGATTGTGGCCCAACAGCGCTACACGCGGCATCACCGCTGCATGGTTAGGCGCACCCAGGATGCCGCTAGGCACATCCCAGTACACCTCAACGCTGCGGTTCGCGTATGCTGTGGGCAAGATATCGGCTAGCCACTTGGGCACGCCGACCAAGTCTGCGGTGATTTCCTGGCCGTCTGCACTGAGCGCCAGGTTTGTGAACTTGCCGATAGCTGGCTGCTCACCGAAGAAGCCTTCGTCCGCCACTGCGCTCATGCCGGGCGGCTCAGCCCCAGGCGTGTGGCCCAGGATCATGCGCGGCTCCTTGACGTCCGGTGCGCCTTGGCTAGCCATGATGTTGCGCAGGTCTTCAGCGGTGAATGTGACCTTGCCGGTGCTGGCTAGCCATTCGCCAGTTGCGATCAGCTGAATGTTGGGTATGGTCACCAACTCACTCATCGGTCGCTCCTTCTTCTTCGCGGAAGCCTGGTTCGCCGGGGTTGGCGTTTTCCTCCTTGTACACAGCTATGATGGTGCCACGGCAGCGGTCGCCGCCTTCGCACTCGACATAGCCGCCGCTCGGGTAGTCGCGCTCGCTTTCTTCCAGCGACGTGAATTCGGTGCCATCCTCAGCTGAGCAGGCAGCGCAGGTGTTCACATCGAGAATCTCGCTGGCGTAGTAGTCAGCCTTGCCAGCACCGCCCATGTAGGCACGGCGTCCAGCGTTGAGCGCGGCAGTCATAGCGCCGCTGAGCCTGTCTCGCAACATCATCTGCGTCAGGCCAACTAGGTAGTCGTTGACGTGCTGACCGACCTGATCGTTTGTCAATGCGCCGCCGCTAGCTGAGACAGCCTTGCTTCCTGCCATGCTAGCGATAGTGCGCGCAGCCAAATTGTCTATGGCTTCGGCACGCGCCTCGAAGCTGCCGATGTCCTCGCTGGTCTCAGGTAGTGCCTGCTTGGCGAAGCCTTGATCCTCGTGCTCCTGCTGCGCCAGCGTTGCGCCCTGCGCGAACATAGCCTTCATGGCGTCCACCAGCATCTGCTTGCCAGTGGGAGTAGCTTCCAACGATGACAGCTTGCTCATGTCGGCTGTACCCTTGATGGCTTCGACAAGCTCCTCAATCTGGCCTTTGGTGACCTGTTCCTTCCAATTGGAGAACAGAGTGTCGCGTGCTTTCTGCCAGATGCTATCTAGGGCAGCCAGGTTGACTTTGGAGTCTATCTCAGCCTGGTTAGGCTCTCGTCGGAGCGCGCGACCGGGCAACGGCACTGAGCCCTCTGCCACAGTCGCGCGCCCACGACGCCTCGCCTTTGCGCCAGCACCGGGAGCACCTGGCGTTGGGTTCGGCGAAGGTGGCGGGGAGGGGGAACCGCCTTCGCCGGAGCCTGGCTCGCCTTCGTCGCCGGGCACAGGGAGGTTTGGGTCGGTTTGAGCCAGCATGGGCGGCATCTTGTCTTCGCGCTCTGGCCCCACAAACTGCGGCAGGTCCATGACCTCGCGCACAGCCTCCTCAAGTTCGTCATCGACGCGAATGACGCCCTTTTCTACCATCTTGGCTAGGTCTTCAATCGCTAGCCGTGGGTCGTCGTCGCGTCGATAGGTAATGAATGGGACCGTGTCGCTTTCGCCGTAGTTCCAGTCCCAATAGTCCTCTATGATGGTCTCTTGCGTGACATCAACTATCCAGTTGGCCAGCGACTCCTGCGCCAGCTGGAAGTAGTCGATGAACTCAGAGCCCAGCGCACGGCTACCATGTAGCGTGCTGCCTAGCTGCAAGAACATCATCAGGAACCGCCGTGCCATGGCCTCGTCGTGGTAGTTGATCGAGGCGATGGTGTCGGGTAGCTGGCCCTGCACACCCAACAGCTTCATCTCAGAGCCGAACGGCCCAACGCCACCGCTGGTGTCGCCGCTCTTTAGCTGTTGCGCTGCTTGGTTCAGCGCGCGCATCTCTTCCTTACCCATGCCCTGCGCGGCGGTTGCCCAGGGCACACCCATGCCGTTGCGCTCGTGCTTGAGCGCGTCTACACGCAACAGGCGGTCCTTGATCATCCAATTCTTGTACAGAGAGCGCAGCATGCTCCGGCCCGTCCAGTTGGCACCCTCTTGTTCCCACACGTAGGTGCTCAACTGCTTGGCCGGTATGGGTTGCACTGGCCGCCCAGGTTGGGTGACGTTCTGGCGGATGGCCACCAGTTCGCCGTGCGGCCCGATGTCGATGTCCATGATGGTGAGCGGTGGGCGTGGCGCCAACTTCTTCAGGTGCCACAAGCCGTCGTCCTGGATTTCGCCCACAATCTCGAAGGTGTAGAAGCCATACGCCAGCGCCTTGAATGCATGGAACAGGTGCCGGTCCCACTGGAACCGTTCCTTCATGCGCCCACGCGGTACTTCCTTTTCGCCTAGCAGCGGCAGATTGAAGTCTGCGGCCAGCTTCTTGACCTTGCTGGTCGGCTGGCCATTGGGGTCAATGAACCAGTTGTAGCGACGAATCGGCAGCGTGGTGCCGAGCATCAAGCCGTCTACCTGGCTATCGGTCATCATCGCTGCATACGACCAAACGCTCTGCGGCCATTGCAGCGCCGGTACAGTCTCCAACGGATCGCCCACCCACATCTGCGACCAGGGCAGCACGCCTATGGCGGCAGGTGCACCTAGCTCAGTCGTGGGTGGGCGTGATCCGTTGTCCCCTGTCAGGGCGGCTTGGGACGACGCGTCGCCGATTTCCTTGACGACTGTGAACGTTCCGTCGCCTGCGGCGGAACGCGCGTCTGTTAGTCGGTGTCGGACGTCCTCAGCCATGGCTCAGCGCCAGTCTATGCGGCGACCTGGAGCGTGACCTCGACCGTCGTGTTGGGCGTCGCGCCCGTAACGGTCACCTTCGCCTGACTGGCGTTGCCTTCGACCGCGCTCACCGTGGCGCTGCCGGACGACGCGGCGCTGACCGTGAGCACGCCCGGAGCGTGATCGACGACGGCGCTACCTTCGCCAGCTTCGCCCACGGAGACGCTGACCTGTTCGGTCGTGGCCGAAGCGGGCGGAGACGGCTGCGTCTGAGCGCCCGGATCCGCGGCCTGGGCCTCGGTGGTGCCGGTCTTGACCGCCGCGTCGAGCGCGGAGATCGTGGCGTTGAGTTTGGTCGTGTCGACGCCGGTACTCTCCAGAGCCGCGACCTCGGCCTTCAGGTCGGTGAGCGCGGTTGTGGTTGCGGCGTCCCGCGCCTCACTGTCGCTCTTCAGCTGAGCGAGGGCGGCTTCGGTTGCTGCGATGCCTTCCATTGAATCCTCCAGTAGTTGGATGATGAGGTCCAACTCCTTCCAAAGCACGAAGGCGTCCTCATTACGAGTGGACCTGCGCTCCTTCAGATGTTGGATGAGTGGGTGTTCCATGTTACGACCTGCCTGCCAACGAGTGATACCGCTGGCGTCGGTTTAGCTTGTTCCAGCCACCCCGTTCCCGGTGCGCAGCCGCAACAATTTCCATCGCACGCTTGTGCATGTGTGCCCGAAGCACCTTCCGCTTCGCGAGCTCCTTGTTCTCGTGTAGCAGATGGTCGTATTCGTGCATCCACTGGAGCTCGTGCGGACCCCAGTAGGGCGGAGCAGCCGGTGGCTGTTCAAAGAACAACTTGGCCTCCGCCTGTCGCCTGCGCAACAGTCCAGGGATCACCGTCGATCCCTGGTGACACCAGGCTTGCAGCGCTTGCATAGCCTGGCGGTACTGGCGCGCATTGATGAGGGTGCCGACAGAGCCGGCAACGACACCTGGGCCGCAGTTGAACACCGCGTCCACGATGGCATCCCACTCACACTGGTTGAGATCGACGCGAATGTACCGCCGCACTGCGACTTCCGCTGAGCCCATGTCGTGCGCGAGCAACTTCATGGCGTCGGCGTAAGTGAATCCGGCGTACTTGCGCACGTCTGCACCGTTGACCACACCGTAGTGGATCAGGTGACCCACGCCGATGGTAGCGTTCAACGGATCGTTGTAGGGGTGCAGCACGCACCCCTCGAACGTCGCGGTGAAGTGCTCACCGCGAGCGTCCACGTGCATGTTGGCGTTGTTGCTCATGACGTGGCCGCCTGAGCGCCCGCTTGCAGCGCCTCGGTCGTCACGACCTCCTCACGTTCCGGCGTGACGAAGCTGACGGTGCCGTGGCGTTGCGCTCCGGGCAGGTAGTCGACCTCCAGATAGCCGGTGGCGACGACCTGCCCAAGCTCGTCAATGGCCTCGTACAACGTTGGGTCTGCGGTGGGGCGAAGCTGCGTCAGCATCAGAGCAACCCCTCCTGCCGCAACTGCTGCACGATCTCTGGGTGCTCCGTCACGGCGTGCCGCACGTCGCCCAGGATCTTCGCCAGGCCTACTACGCCCGTCTGCACCGCTGCGGCTGCCTGCCCGGTGTTGTCTACCTCAGCCGCCACATCTGCCGCTGCGGGCTGCGCTGCTGATACGTTCTTCAACCCGGCACCATCCGTCGGTGGCAATTGCAGCGGTATATCGGTGGTTCCGGCCTGCGGCGAATCAGCGGCTCCGGTGTCGTGTAGTACGGCACTGAGTCCGGTGGTAACGTCTTCGAACGGGCTGCCGCCCTTGGCGAGACCACGGCTGAGTCCGTAGCCAATCAGTGCGACGGCGCTGATGACAGTCCTGCCCCAGCCTGGCATTCCCTGCGTAGGAAGCGCGCCCACCCACAGCAGCAACTGGAGCACACCGTGCAGCCAGAACTCACTGGTGAGGTAGAACGGCTTTGTCTCTGATGTCTTCAACTTTTCTAGCATCTGTGCTCCCTTACATTGGCATGTCAAGCAGATCACCAGTGATGGTCTCTGCCACTTCGCTCTCATCGGGCACGAACATTTCCGGGCCACGAATGAAACTCATCATGCAGGCATCAGCATGATCTGGGCTCGGTAGGCCGCGCTTCTTGAGTTCCTCCTTGGACTCAATCTGCACTCGACCGCTGGAGTCATACCAGAACTTGATGTTGCTGAGTTGGCCTGCCAAGTCTTCGTCTGCGGGATCAAGGTCAACCATGTTTTCCTCGAACCACTCACGCAGTTGCCACCAGCCTTCTGCACGTCGGTTCTTGAACTTGGTTGGTTCCGCTGCACGTTCCGCCGCGTTGAAAGGCACTGCGTTGAGCCCTTGCTCCGCCAGGCGGTCATACACGCCCGCGCCGATGCCGATCACGTCGACGTTCATGGGCACGCGGTTCCAGAACTTTTTGATCAGCTTGGCGAACGCGCCCATGGTCTTGTCGGTGGTTGTCTTGTGGCTCTCGAATACCTTGCGCACCGTGCCACCGCGATTGTGGTACACGACGGTGCGATCCGTTCCCAGGCGCGCAATGTCGCCGCCCATGTAGCCCAGCTTGAGGCTGTGAGGCGATTCGTATTCGAACGCGCGCCTGATCATGGCTGGCGTGATCAGCGTGTCTTCGCCAATCTCTGGGAACAGGCCCAACACCTTGCTGATGTAGAATGGCGAACCCTCACCCCAACGCTTCCTGCGCTCCTCAACCCACACCTGTCCAGTCAGCAGGTCTTCCAGCGCTGGCGGAACCTCCTCGCCAGTGTTCCAGGGCAGATCAAAAGCGCTGATGCCGATCACGTTCCAGCCAGAACCTGGCCTGCACACTTTCTCGAACTCGCTGCTGGAATCATCTGGGTTGCCGATAGCCAAGATGCGGCTGTGCTCATTGGTGACGAGGCTTTCCGCAGCGGTCCACAGCCAGGGCGGCACACCACACGCCTCATCAAGCACCACCAGCACGTACTTGGCGTGAATGCCCTGGAATGCCTGCATAGCCTCGTTGGGGTCGCTGAGGTCGGCAGGCTTGCGCCCGTAGGCAACCAACTCCGGCCCAATGTACCATTCGGCGTCCAGGTTGATGCGTCCAGGCAGATTCCCCTTGCGATGCGCACGGCCCATCTCACGCCACAGGATCGCCTTGACCTGCTTATCGGTTGGCGCGCTAGTGACGACAAACGCTTCGCCAGGCGCATGCAAGTCCAACCATGCTGCGCTGATGCGGCTGGCGATGAAGCTCTTGCCTGCGCCGTGGCAGCTAGGCACCGCCGTGAAGCGGTTGTCCGTGACGCTCTGGCAAACCTCACGCTGCTTTGACCACACGTGCTCTTGCAGGCGCTGTTTGATCCACACGTCTATCGGCTGCTTGGGCGCAGGGTCAAGAAAGTCCGCAATGCGCGCCATACTGGTGTGCGATGCGGCGTGCGGCCTGATCAGCGTTGTGGTCATACTTCGTAGTGCTCCGGATGGTACACGTTGCCTTCGTGGTCGACGATACGCGGCTCACCCTCACGCATGCCGCCCGTGCAGGCTGCACATTTGAGGTCTAGAGGCGTGTCGCCTATGGGAGATTCTGCACCATAGATGTCGTCCATCTTGTTGGCTGCTGTTATTCCGGCCTTTGCTGGCATCAGAGCACCGCCACCCTCATCGCTTGACACTTGAATTTCGTCTGCGCTTCTGCGCCGTTGACGTATGCAGCGCGGAAGTAGCGCTCGCTAGGTTTGTGCACGATCTCGCCGTAGTTTTCGCATGTGGCGTCGAATTTCGCCACGGCAATGCCCTTCACGCGTGTCCAAGTGGCATTGTCGCGGCTGGTTTCCAAGTACAGTGTGCCTGGCTTGTCCGTCGTGGCGCTGATCCTGATCTCGCCCTGCCCGGCTGTGCCGAAAGTGCTGAAGCCAGTGCCGCTAACCTGGTTCTCAACTTCCTGCGCTGCACCTGTGAAAGTGGCGTTGCCAGCGAGTGTCGTGCTGCTGAGATCGTTCCACACGCCCTGGCTGGCAATGCCGAGGCTGCCGCTGACCACTGCGGCGATGCTCGTCTCATAGTCGCTGCTGCCCTGCGCCATCTCTACGTTGACGGTGCCGCTGGTGTATTCCGAGCAGCGTGCGCGCACGAACTTGCTGCCTGCCGGAATGGCGGCCTCCCACGCCAAGTTGGCGTTGGTAGATTTCGACAGTGGGTTCTGCGTAGCTGAGCCGTTGTTGATGTTGGCCCCGCCAAGCGCATACCAGTTTTCGTTGTCGGGACTGACCTCCATCACGGTGGTGGCTGTGCCGTACACACCATGGAACCACGCCACTAGCATCGTCATGCCCTGTTCAATAGGCATCACCACCGTGCTGCCTTCGCCAGCAGCTTTGGTCAGCGTGCCTTCGAATGTGGCATCCGCTAGGCGAACATCACTTACACGTCCGGGTACACCTGATCCTTCGGCCATTATTTCTTCACTTTCGCTTTGATGCGTTCGGCTTCAACCTTTTCCAAGTGCCGCTGCCACGCCTTGCTACTAGGCATCACGGCACCCGGCCTGTCATGGTGGGGTGCTGCTTGGCGTAGTCGCTGGACTTATAGTCGCGAATGCTGTCTTTCTTGACTTTACTGACGGTGTTGTACACCGTCGGAAAATTCCAACTCAGCCATTCCATCAACGAGCCGTTGACGGGCGAGCGCACCGTGTTGGGGCGGTTGCGCAGTGGGTTCTGACTGGGCCAACCTGGAGTGGGCATCAGTGACCAATCCTCTCGCGTCGCTGTGCGTCGAATGTTGTGCGGCCACGCAGCCAATCCCATGTGTACGCCACAATATGCCACATGGCTCGTAGATTCATGATCCGCTACCGCCGTGCTCTAGGCCAAGCCGCTTGAACAAGCGCGAAAGCGGACCATGGTGATCTTCGTGATGCAGCCTACACATGACGTGGCCTGCCTCGTTTGGGTGCCAAGCGATCAGTGGGCAACCGCGTGTGTGGCAGTTGTGGCGTCGTAGATACACCGCCAAGCCTGCTATCAGCGGTGAGCCGCTGCCGATGCCTGACCAGAACTGATAGCCGTCGTTGTGCAACGGATCCCATGGAGTCACCAGTGCTAGCAGCGAATGCATCAGCCCAACCTGATCTTCAGTAGTGGGCCGTCAACCGTAGGTGGCGGCAGCGGGTTGTTGACGACGGCAGGAATCATGCCGCAATCTCCGTGGTGCGTGCTGCCTTGGCGCGTGCCTCTTGCTGGCGAATCTGCTCGTCGCGTTCACGCCGCTTGCGCACTAGCTCAATTGGCCTTGTGCGTGCAGTCACGAACCTGACCGTTGGCTTGCGGCGTGCGTTGTAGCCAGCACGAATATTGGCGTGCGCTCGTGCTTCGTGCGTACTGTTGCAGAACTGGCGTTCGCCTACGGTGTATGCGCCGCAGTAGCCACAGTGCTTGCTGCTGAACTGCACTTCCTCAGCCAACCGCTCAACGACGGTCTGCTTGGTGCGCGCAGGCACACACTCGTAGCACTTCTTGCGTGGGCGACCACCGAACGTCTGCACGAAGTCCTTGCCACATTCCTGACATGTCCTGGCTCTCATTCGCTGATCCTCAGTGTGTAGCGCTTGTGGTGGCCTGGCAACGCTTCCTCAGCGTATTCAACACAGTTGCGCGGCGCGAACCCACTCAACTCTTCATGTTCGTTCTTTTCGATCAGCGCCAGCACCTGCGGCGTGTTGAACTGCGGTAGCAGCTTGAGCAAGAATGGGCGCTGTATCTTGCCCTGTTCTACTTGCTTGCGCAGCGCCGCCCGTAGCTGCTCACCACCACGGCAATCGCTGTAGCGCGCTTCAACGTTGCTGTTGATGGCGGTGTGCCTGTCGCGTGCCTGCGCCATGAATGCCAACACCACAAAGATCGTGATAACAAGCAGCCATACATCACGATACCAGTTCTCACGTATTGCCTTCTTAGCGCTCACGGTCACGATGCCTCATCGCTGTTCGAATGTGCATGAACACCGCGACCGCCAGCACCAGCAACGCGCTGCCGTGAAGATGTTCCCAACCTGCCGCTTCGCCAATAGCCATGGCCATCAGCACGATTGCGGGACTGTATAGCCACAGTGATCTAACCACCATCACGTTTGATCCCAAAGAACCTGTCGATGATACCCATGACCACGTTCTCACTCACCTGCCCACCTGCGATCAAGAACGCCGCGAATGCCAGTGTCACTGGGTCTGCCGGAGTGTGCATCGCAGTGCGTACTCCAACATACAGGCCAGCGACCTTCACAACGTTGGTGATTATCAACGTGCTTGCCCGTGTGACAGATTCTAGCATTATGCAGCAATCTCTATCGCTGTTCCCTCGATTGTGGCCAACTCGGTGCGCAGCGCTGCACCCAACTGCTTCTGCTGCTCTCCGGTGATGCCTGCTGCTACGCATGCCGCCTTCAGTGCTTCGCCTAGAAGCTGCACCTGGCCCTCCGCAACACGAGTCCTGCGCTCTGCCAGACCCAACTTCTGCGCACTCTCTGTCAGCTTGCCCAGCAATTCTGCCAACTGCTTCTCACGCTCAACCCAGTAGTTGTGCTGCACCACAAGATTGCCATTGTCGTCCCAGCTTGGCCACAACTCGTGATCCATACTCTCGCCAGACTGGTTGGTAGCAATCCCAGGTCGCAAAGCATCAACCTGCGCCGCCGCGTACCGCCACAGCCGCTCAGTGCGATTGATCAGCAACTGCATCGTCTCGGTTGGATCTACATCGGGCAAATCCTCAAGTGGGATTGCCCTGGCGATCATGTACTCACGACTGGCAACCACACATTCCTGAGCTCGCTTGCGTGTGTTGCGGTAGCGCCTTGCCGACTTGCGATCGTTGGGGCGCTTGAGCGTGACCGTTTGGCTCACACCCACAGCCCACCTTTCAGCACGTGCTTGCCCGTGTTACTTGGCGGGCTGGTGGGTGTATTGAGCACGCCCAGAAGCGTAGTGCTCCGCAGCACGTCACGCTACACCGGCAACGATTCCTCGCGCGAGCGCGTCGCGGGATATCGCGCGCTCGATGGTTCGGGCCTGGGTGGCGGGAGGTTTTCTAACTTTCGCTCAGCTCTGCACCAAAGTGGCTACATGCAACGCAACCTGCTTCGCCGCATCACGGCTATGCGGTGCTGCACGACACCACAGTCCCCAATTCTTCAGCCTATCGCTTGTCGCAAAGCTCTTCGAACGAGATGGGCTGTATCTGGCGACACTTGACCCAGGAACACGTGACACCAGCATCCCTTCCACGAGAGCGCCAATTCGCGCGCTTGATAGTCCGACACGCTGGGTGCTACCGACCTTCGCCCGCAGTACGAAGTCCTCGATGACGAGATACCGATTTGGCACCGCAACATTCTCCAACGTCCACTCGGCTTCCAGATCGACCCAACGCTGACAGATCCGTTCAGCACCCTCACGCTCACCAGCAACCGTCCCACGTCCGCAATCAACTTGTTCAAACCCAAACCCAAGACGACCATCAATCAAAGTCTCCTTTATCCCGCCCAACACAACACCATGCCACCAACACAACCCCGTCGTACCACCAGCATCAATCCCCAATACCGCAACCCGCTTACCAACATTCTGCACGCGCGGGCTTCGCGCGGGCGATCGCCTACGCGATCCCCTGCGCGCCCGGCGCACCACCACCCTAGCCATACGCCACCACGCTCGATCGCGCTCTACGCGAGCAAGTGACATCTCCGCGTATTAGTGCAGCCAGCGCCCCACGTGCGCGTAGGCGATCGGGATATGCGCGAGCTCGCTCAGCGATCGGGTAACGCGGACGCCTGCCAGGGCGATCGCCGCGAATGAGGACAAAACATCCATAACAGAAGATACTCATACACCCACCAAACCACTCAACTCAGTTAGACGCTCACTTGCACCATCCATTCGAAAAGCGATTCGCTTGAGGATGCGGCACTGGATATTCACCTGTATCACCCAAGTGGCGCACCACTGCGCTTCACGCCGCATTACAGCCGCCTGCTCCGGCAACCAAACCTTCCAGTCCAACACAGCCGCCGCCGCACGATGATCAGCATCAACAGCCTCACGCACCGTATTCCAATCCAGCCGTTCCTGTTCCACCAGTTCCATCACACTCAGCAAGCATTGCGCCGCCCGCCTGCCAGTGCGCTTATCCGCAGCCAACTCACTAGACCCGGCCTTGCCCAACCTGCGCTTGTAACCCACGACAGCCAGCGCAACCATCATCGGCGGCTCTACCGCTGCCCGCACTCGCGCTACCGCTGCCGTTTCATCCCCCTCCACCTTCAGATTGGGGTCCATCAGGTCCGTCAGCCTCATAAATGGCTCCTAACGCCTTACGATCAACAAATACACACCTATACACACCCTACACCGTTTCTGGGCCTTACGCGCCACGCTAGCCACAGCAAACGGGACGCTAATAACCAACGCTAGCTACCAACCTACACCGCAGCCGGGCAGAAGTCCGCTATTTGCGGACTTTACCATACCCGCGTGCGCTCGCCGCTACCAAGCTGCACCCACACAGCACCGCCGACAACATCAGCGTCATCGCACTCTTCGCCGCGCAGCGCCATATCAACTAGAACTTCCAACCTGGCCAAGTCAATTTGGCCCGTAATGAACAGCCGCTTGGCGCGTTGGATTTGATAGCCTAGCTCACGCTCGAACGGAACCGCCACGCCCTGCGCAGGCGGCTCTGCGGGCGAGCGTTCAGGCGTCATAGCCACGCGGCACCTTCAACTCACACAGGGCCTCCCAACCGGCGTCGCTATGATAGAACAGCACCACTGCGCCGTCACGTATGGCCATTGGCGTACCGGCTTCGTCGTCGTTGAGGTAGTCAACGAACTGCCACGCCGCCTCAACTGACTCAACGCGCTCGCACTGGCGGTCATAGTCATCGTCGTGGTCGCCAAACGAGAAGCGCTCGAACGTGAACTTGACGCCTGCTGCTGTGTTGCGCAACTCACCCTTGTGCCAGAACACTACGACGCCGTCTGCCTCTGGCTCGGTGAAGCGCGCGTCTAGCTCGGCCTTACGACTTAGCTCGACGTCTTCAAGTTCCTTGCGTTCCTGCTCACTCATGCTTTCTATACTTTTGCGCAATTGGCCCAGAGCCTGCGAAGCTGGACGCGCTGCGTTGCTGATGGCCTGCCAGCCGGTAGTCATGGCGGCCATTTGCTCCGATACATGCCTGACCATATCGGACAACGCATCGCTACCGCCAACCTTGATGCCCATCTTTTCCAGATTGGCGCGCAGTTCAGCTTCAACCTTCTTACGCTCAATGCCGGTTGGGTCGCTGCCGTACGATTGCAGGCCAGTAAAGCGACCCATGATGTCACGTGCCTCTTGTTGCAGCAGCAGCCGCGCATCAATCTCAAGCTTCTCCTGTATTGGCTGGAACGCATACGGTGAACCCGAACCAAAGCGCAACGCTTCAACTAGTGGATCACGACGCTCACGTATAAGCTCAACCATCACATTGCCATCCGGATAATCGCGGCGCAGTGACTTGACCGTCCACATCTTGCCCTCATACTGCACCTTTGACCCTGGCTCCCAATGCGCCATCACTCACACCCATAGATCAGGCTCAGGTGCAAGCCAATGTTCATGCACAAGCGGTCAGCGGCATCTAGCGACATGCGTTCCCCACCATTTTTCCAGCGCCGCACCGAGCGTTCGTCAACGCCAGCTGCCTGCGCGACTTCGCCCACGCCCATGCCTGCTCGGGCGCACTCCTGCAACACTGGCGCTGGATCAACACTGCCGGTCTTGCCGATGTTGTCTTTGACACGCTTGGCACCGTAGCCGTCACGCGTGACGTTGCGCACTGGCTTACCTTCCCTGCGCCGCCGTGATGCTGCGTGTTCACGTGTGCGCTCGCGTAGTTCAGCACGCTGGTCGTAGGTGAGATCGAAGAAACGGTCTTTGGCATATTCTTTTTCGCAGTGTCGGCAACTGCTGTACAGTGATTCGCCCAACATGCGCTTGGACTTGTACGGGCGGAAGTCACTGGCTGGCCGCCAGCGTCCGCACTTCTTGCAGTTGCGATAGCCACGGAGTGCCTTTGGGACAGCCACTTACTCTGACTGTTGGTTCTCGGGCAACAACATGGCTAGGTTTTTCTCTACCTCCTGCACATCACCCCAGAAGTTCTGCTCACGTGCAGCCTTGAGTTGCTGCGCTGCCTCGCGTATCTGCTGTAGCAGTCCCTGGCACAGAAGGTCCAGACCCTCCTCACGGCTAATACGCACGGGCTCAGCGTCCGCCAGGTCGGTTGGCTCTGGCGCAGCGGTGCGGTTCGCATCGATCTCCTCCTGCGACATACCAGCTAGCTCACCGGCAGCGTCCTCAACCTCCTCACGCGCCATAAAGGGTGATGCTGGGTTGTTGGGATCGTCCATGTCGCCTCCGAACTTGATAGGTGTCACTTGCTACCTCGCTTTGCGTCCTCCACGCCGGGAACGGCGTCCTTGATTGCGCCAGCCAGCGCGAGCTCTGCCTCAACGCGACGGCTTGGCCTGGGCTTGCTCCATTTGAACGGCTCCTTGACCACATGTGCCTTGGTCCAGCGAATCGCTGCGCCATCACGACCGCGCCGCTCGTTGCGTTCTGCCCTACTAACGCGCTGCTTGCGCGTCAACTTTTGCAGCTTGCCGTGCTTGCGCCTAGTCATTGGGTGGTCCCTTCGTGCTCACGTAGTCGGTGTATGGATGCTGCGCTTCGCGCTCTTGCTGTAGCCTTTCCTGTCGTTTCTGCCCAGCACTGACGACGATGGCGCCAAGTATCAACAGAGCGTCAACGCCGACAATGCCAAGCGCTATCTTCTCACCTAGAGGCAACTAGCGCCTCCAATGCATCGCCGATGCGATGTAGCTCTAGCCAGCAGCCCATGCACAAGCCCGCTACTCCATCAATGGCGCGTTCAAGCTCCACGTCACCCTCAGCCTCGGCCACCTTGACCAGATGAGTGAGGCTGTCTGCGACACGCGGGAATAGCTCAACGAAGCCGAGCGGCGCTTGGGGCGGTGTCGCCTTATGTGTGCCCTTGGTTCGACGTACCTTTGCCATTCGATCACGCCCGTCCAGTTACAATCGGCACCCGCCAGCCAATGGGCCACCGGGTAGTAAAGATCGAAGTCACGCGGTAGACCGTCAACTGGTCCGCCGCCGCCTCCAATGTCACGCTTGACGATGACGGTGTGTCGTTTACCAACCCGCACACGGATGCGGGTATGGTTGGGCAGGCCGCCAAGCGCGTAGCCGTTGCCCAACTCTGCAAACGACCAGGGATGTTCGTTGAGGTTATCACCGCGATACCCCGTGCTGCCGCTTGTCCCTTCGCACGGCGAACCGTACACACTTGCGCCAGCCCTCTGCCAGCCCTCGGCGGAAGCACCAACCGAAGCCGACAACCATACACAGATAAGGAAAATAGATGTACATGCTAGTCTGATCCAATCACCTTGACCCTGTTGTTTACCGGACCCAGCCAGCCGTCGGATCTGCCATGTACTCCTCTGGCTTGATCTCGTCGAACTTGCCGTCTTCTACGCGCGGCCTGATGGTGCAGCCGCGATCGAAGCTTGCGTTGAACGGGCAGTGCCCCAGTGAGAAGCACACCGGCTTGAACACGTTGCTATCGGCGATGTGTTCGAACTGCCACTTGTTCCACTGCGTGCCGTAACCGGCATAGTCGTGTATGGCTCCCACGATGCCGATGAACACCAAGCGCCACTCGAACTGCGCCTGCGTGCACAGCCGGTTGCCTGCGTGCTCTAGCAGGTTGCGCAGGTTGGTCTTGTAGTTGAGCCGCGTCAGCGTGTCGTGCGGCAGTAGGCCGCGTGCCTCCTCAGCTGGCACGCCATTGGCGATCAGCGACAGGTAGCGCTCGTGCGCTAGCTGCATCGCCTCTTCCCAGATCTCGCGCTTGCGCCGGTCCTGCATGATCATTGGCCCTGGCCTGGCGGCGATCTCCTCCTTGACAGCGAAGCGCAATGACTCCTGCGCGTACACCGCCGTGCGCTGGCGCACCATCTGGTGCGTGAAGGCGCGCGTCACTCCCTCTATAAAGAAGTGTAGGTCGACGAACTCCAGCGGTGCCTTGAGGTGCGTCTCCTGCACTTGCTGCCACGCTTGCCTACGTTCGTCGTCGTTGATGTCGTCCAAGTCGTAGGTGGGCTTGCCTTCGTACATGCGGCAGGCGGCAGCGATGGCGCCAAGGGGGTCTGGCGTCATGCTGACCAGGTGCACCTTGGGCATTTGGCTAGCCATTGGCGCAGCGCCATACATGGCCTTGTCCACGTATGTGCTGACATCGGTGCCCGGTTGCGTGGCGTGCGCTGTACCGCCCACTTCTATGCCCGCGTCAAAGCCAGGCACAGTCTCGGTCTCGACACGCGCGCCCTTGAAGCGGTGAGGACAGCTGTCCCGATGCGCCATGGTTGCTTGTCCGTCCACTTCCATCACGCCACATTCTGGGCAATAGGTTGTCGGTGCTACACTCATTTACATTTCATCCTTCTGGATCAATGACCCATAGTCGCTTGACGTAGATCTCCCGCGCTGTGCGGAAGCCTGGCTTGATGCCCTGCGCCACAACAATGTCGTGACCCAACTTGAGGTTCCATACTGCGTTGCGAAACTGCGGATACTTGAAGCGGTCAATGCGCACTGTCACCTGCTCAGTGCCATCATAGCCCGCCAACATGATCCACTCGTTGAGGTCTGGTTCCTTTACTTCCTCACGCTTCAACTCGACGCCGGTACGCGCACGGTTGCTCTCGAAGATGTCGCGCAGGTTGCGGTGCAGCACTAGCCCCATCCACACTATCTGCGTGTCACGTCCACGCTCATACGGAACCTCCAGCGCTGTGTGCGTGGGTTTGGGTACACCCCAACCTAGCAGCTGTGCCTTGATGTCGTCTAGCATGTGGTCCAGCTTGGTGACTTCGAATGGATCATCAGCCTCACCAAGCTGCTCCATCTTCTCAACTGTCTTGGGGCCAATGCCCTTCACCGCCAAATAGTCACGCCATGATAGCTTCCTACCGTTCTGTTCGGCACGCCAAGCCACAGCCCTGCTTCCAACTGCCTTGGCTCCTGCTTGCCGCCAGCCAGCTAGCAACGTCTGGTCGTCGGTGGCTATCCAGTCGATCTCACTGCGTGCAGGCGACGGCGCTAGTATCTCGCACGGCTCGCGGTCGCCCATGCCCTTGGCAGCGTCACGCAGTAGCGTGGTGTGGTGGTTGAGCATGGCGGCGGCTGCCTTGTTCTCCTTCACGCTGTTCTCGCCGCCACCCTTGCGCTTGGGCATCTTCTGTAGCGAGGCAGCGTAGAACACAGCCGGATGCAGCCGCTTGATCCACATGGTCCAGTAGCCGAGCATGCCATAGGATACGCAATGGGCTGCGTTGAAGGCATAGGAACCAGACGTGATGCACAGTCCCCATATCTTCTGAGCGAGCTCCTTAGTGATGGGCTCACCGCCACGGCGCTTGTGGTAGTTGCGCGCGCCTTCCCAGAAGCGCTCCCACTGGCGCTGGAACTCCTGCTCGCCTAGCTTCTTAGAAATGATCTTACGAATGTACGACGCATGAGTCCAATCGAACGCGCCGATCTCCGTAACAACGCGCAGGATTTGCTCCTGGTATACGATCTGAAAGTGGGTGTCGGCGGTAATCGAGTCAAGAGCAGGGTGTATGAGTTCTGGCTTCTTCGCCCCGCGCTTGATATCGATGTACTCATTAGCCGCGCCATTGTGTAGCGGCCCTGGGCGAGACAACGCATTGACATCACATATCTCCTTGAACGAGTCAGGTCTGAGCGCGCCACACACACTGCGCATGGCGCGCCCATCGAACTGGAATATGCCTACCACGTCGTTTTCCCGGAAGCCCTGGATCACTCGTGGGTCATCCAGTGGCAGTTCGTACAGGTCAGTCAGCGGCCTGCCTAGCTGCCGCAGCGCCTCAGCGATCATCGCCATGGTGCTTAGCCCCAGGTAGTCCAACTTCAACAACCCCTGCCGCTCAGCATCGTACTTGTCCATGCTGACGCAGGTGATCAATCGCTTCTTCACTTCCCGCGTGTGCACTGCGCACACATGTTCAATCGGCTCGTTGCTTACCACCAGTCCAGCCGAATGCACACCGAAGCCGCGAACGTTCCCCTCCAGGTCCATTGCCTTGTAGAGCTCGGGGTGACGTTCGAATACCTCTCGCGCTGCGTCGAACTGCTCCACCGTATCCTCGATGGTAGCACTAGCACGCAAGTCGCCGGAGCTCCGCTCGATGAGCAGTTCCTTGACCTTCGCGACTTCATACTTTGGTATCCCATGAACATGAGCAACGTCATCAAGCGCCACCTTGCTCTTGTAGTAGGAGAAGGTGCCGATGTTGTTGACGCACTTAGGTCCGTACTTGGAAACAAGATATTCTCGTACCTCATGGCGGCGATCCGAGTCGAAGTCAAGGTCAATGTCGGGTAGGTCTTCACGGCTGACATCGATGAACCTCTCAAACACCAGATTGGGGAACAGCATGGGATTGACCTCGGTGATGCGTAGCAACCATGCCGCCAAGCTCGCTGCCGCGCTGCCGCGCGCAGGGCCGACTGGGATGTCGTGATCCTTGGCATACTTGACGCTGTCGCTCACGATCAAGAAGTAGCTGATGAACCCCTTGCTCTCTATCAAGTCCATCTCATACTTGAGCCGTGCCTTGTATTGCTCGCGCTCGGCTGCTGGTAGCTGGTTGCACTTGCGATAGCGCCAGCCATCCTTCAGCCAATCACGCCACAAGTCTTGCTCGCTGGTGTAGCCGCGCGGTAGCGGGTAGCGCACCATGGGCAGCTTGGGCAACGTCACGTTGCAGCGCTGCGCTATCTCAGCCGTGTTGGCTATTGCTTCGATCGCCGCTCCACGCGATATTCCAGTGGCAACCAGTCGACGATAAATCGCACGGTCATTAGGGGGTGGGCAAAGAGGAACCTCGTAACCCCAGGAACGGACCTGCTCCTCAAGTGTCCGCTTCTCACCAGGGCGGACATTGTGGAGGACCTTCTGGAGTTCGACCTCCTCGGGTGCAGTATAATGACAGTCCATCGTCCCGACAAGTCCGATCCCCAATTCGCGCGATAGATTCTCAGCCATCGGCGCAAACCTTCGGGTTTGATCGAGCTCAGGGAAAGCCTGGACCTCGATGTAGTAAGCGTCACCGAACTTCGCACGGAACCATTGTGCAACCTTGCGCGCTCTCGCGTAACTCGCATCTTTCTCCTCGATCAACTTGCCGCCAACCGCCGAGCAGAACAGGAGGCTGCCCTGGCAACCACTCAGCACGATCAAACCCTTGCGGTGGCGGTACAGCATGTCACCGCTGATGGTGGGCTCGTAATGGAATCCCTCTGCGAAGCTCAACGTCACCAGTTTGAGTAGGTTCTGGTATCCTTCCGGCGTGGCCGCCAGCACGGTCAGATGGTACTTGCGTTGAGTGCGACGCGCCTCGTCAGTGAAGCCAGTGTAGAACTCACAACCGAATATCGGCTTGACGCCGGTGCCTTCGGCTGCGGCCTCGAACTTGACGTGGCTATCGATGTTACCATGCTCGGTCATGGCCATGGCGCCCATGTTGATCTCGGTGGCGCGACGGACGTGCGCCTCGGGCAGTTGGTAGCCGTCTAGGTAACTGCCGAGCGTGCTGTGGTGATGCAGGCTCACGAACGTCATCGGCTTGAGCCCCACGTGCGCGCGGGCAGCGGCACGCTGTCGCCGCCGTGCGCGCATCGTGATAGTCTGGTGCGCATGCGAGCACTCACCATCACGGCGCTCGAACGAGGCAGACTTGATGAGGTCGTTCTTGATGCCCATTAGATGCGACTAGCCCCCCTGCGCATTTCGTTGGCTATCTGGTCCAGTTCCTTGTTGAGTGCCTCATCGCCAAATCGACGTGCCAGCCAG